ACTCATTTCGCCAATCATCTGTTCCGGTGTGATACCAAGCTGCTGTGCTTTCAGCATGATTGGCGTACCGTGGGCATCGTCGGCACAGATGAAATTAACCTCGTGGCCGCGCATTCGCTGGTAACGAACCCAGACATCAGCCTGGATGTGCTCCAGCATATGGCCGAGGTGGATTGAGCCGTTAGCGTACGGCAGCGCGCACGTCACCAGAATTTTCTTCGCGACTTGGGTCATAGTAGGCATTACTTCTTTGTAGTGAAAAGGGGCTTGATAGTAACAAAATGGCCTTATGTCTGCCATGTGATAACAGCATTTCTCATAAATGATTAAATGTCGTAGCTGGAGTACACTACAAGGCGATAATTGCGCAAATTAAAATAAAGGAGACGGGATGAGCGAGTCCAAATCGCCGGATGCCCTGAGAGCAATGGTAGCCGGTACGCTGGCTAATTTTCAGCACCCAACCCTGAAACACAACCTGACTACGCTTAAAGCGTTACACCATGTTGCGTTGATGGATGACACACTGCATGTCGAACTAATCATGCCTTTCGTGTGGAATAAGCCTTTTGAAGACCTGAAAGAGCAATGTAGTAGTGATCTGCTCCGTATCACTGGCGCAAAGGCTATTGACTGGAAGCTGTCGTACAACATTGCCACGCTTAAGCGCGTCAAAAACCAACCAGGCATTAATGGCGTTAAGAACATTATCGCCGTCAGCTCAGGCAAGGGCGGCGTGGGTAAATCCTCCACGGCGGTAAACCTGGCACTGGCGTTGGCTGCTGAAGGTGCGAAAGTTGGTATTTTGGATGCCGATATCTATGGTCCATCAATTCCAACCATGCTGGGCGCGGAAAACCAACGTCCAACCTCACCTGACGGTACTCACATGGCACCTATCATGTCTCATGGCCTGGCAACCAACTCTATTGGTTATCTGGTCACCGACGACAATGCAATGGTGTGGCGTGGACCGATGGCCAGCAAGGCGCTGATGCAGATGTTGCAGGAAACTCTATGGCCTGATCTGGACTATCTCGTTCTCGATATGCCGCCGGGCACTGGTGATATTCAGTTGACGCTGGCGCAGAACATTCCTGTAACTGGTGCGGTTGTGGTAACTACGCCGCAAGACATCGCGCTGATCGATGCGAAGAAAGGCATTGTGATGTTCGAAAAAGTCGAAGTGCCGGTACTGGGTATCGTCGAAAACATGAGTGTGCATATTTGCAGTAACTGCGGTCATCACGAGCCAATTTTTGGCACCGGTGGCGCAGAGAAACTGGCCGAGAAATACAACACGCAGTTGTTAGGCCAAATGCCACTTCATATCTCACTTCGTGAAGATCTGGATAACGGAACACCAACCGTTATTAGTCGTCCAGATAGCGAATTTACGGCTATTTATCGTGACCTCGCAGATCGCGTTGCTGCCCAAATGTATTGGCAAGGTGAAGTAATACCTAGCGAAATCGCATTCCGCGCAGTGTGATAAAAAGGTGGTGCAATGCACCACCTAAACAGTTCTCCTACATCACAGGACAATCATCAAACTCGCCACTTCTTGCGTCGTTGATAATGTGAGTGATCACACCAAACACGGCATTGCTGCCCGTGCATCCATCGTCATCCTTTGGCAATGCTTCCTTCTTACCAGTTCTTAAATCCTCCAGATGCTGACGTGGATACTTCCGGTATCTTTTTACGCGATATTCCCCATCCAGAGCGCATACAAGCAGAGAACCATCAACCGGGGTAAGTGAGGAATCGACCACCAGCAATGCACCCTGTAATATTCCCTCACGATGATGACTATCAGCTGCCCGCATGAAGTAGGTCGCTGATGGATGCCTGATTAGTTGCTGATCAAGAGAAATTCTGCTTTCAACATAATCCGCCGCAGGAGAAGGGAAGGCCATAGCGTTTTTACTCCAAAATACTGTTCATCTATACAGTATACATTAAAGAAGCACCTTTGGTGCAAACGCGTTACGCACATCAACCACCGCTGATGATTTTGTGCTCTTTGCTACTATTCATCACCAACGGATCAGCGTAACCTCGTTGCCAATCAGTTAATAAGGAATTAGCTGCTAATAATTTACGCTCATAATCTATACAGCTATGTATAACAACAAGCCTATGAGCTGCCAGCAACGTGATTTTCTCAAATAAGAAAACGTAGAAAACAAATTGTTTAAGGCCACTAGTTGTGGCCTTAATGGAGAAGGGATGCTTATTGGCTATGGCTAAAAATCAAATTAGACACTTCATGTGGTTGTAGCTCGTCAAGATCCGGTGCCACAAAACCTTTTCCGAAAGACTTCACAAGTGATTCACCAGCCGCATCATTGTCACCTATAACACGAAAGTCATACGGCAGCATTGCCAGTTGACGACGTAATCCTGCTGAGAAAGTCGAACCTAACAGCGCCCACGAATTTCCGCCAGCGTTGTGCACTGCTGCACTTTTAAAAATCGACTCAGTTATCCATATAGGTCCATCTTTCAAAGGAAGATAGGTTCCCCATAGTAGCTGTCTGCCGTGCGCTCGTGTGAAATACCGGGCCATCTTCGGATTGCTATGCTGCTTAGGAGCGCCTGGTCTGTATGTCTGATACCCGGCCAACATCCCATCAAACCTGTATAGAGGGAATGTAACAACTCCTTCGCTTTCATCGATCCACTGTCTATATGGATGCACATCATGGCGGTAGTTACGAGTTAGCAAATGAGCTTCCAGCTTTCCAAATTTAGTCATAACTTCGCATCCCTCATAACACTTCCCATTTATCACCATATTTCTCCATAGCTCTTAGCCAGTAAACATGGCCACTAGGCATGGTGATGTGAGGCTCGCCAAACTCTTCTCCATACACATCAAAGATGTCCCCAACAGAGAATTGGGGGATTTCTACGCCGTTTTCACCTATATGCGTAATTCGTATACGTTTCGGTTGAAATTGTCCACCTTTGAGCGAGTTATTCACTGCTCTGGCAATTTTCTCCCGCAATTGCTGCGTTCCGTGGTACTGAACCGCAATATCCCGCAACTCGTTCACCAGTTCTCTAATCTGTTGATCTTTAAGCTCATTATTTGGGTGATGGGTAACAACTCTGGTTAATTCACCCTTGTCTTTTGCTCTTACGTATGCAGCTCTTGTGCATTCGCCCCATGTATTACCGCCTACATTAACTTCGTAGATTAGGCTGGACTTATCTGTCAATTCGGAACAAATACGGGCCGTGGTCTGGCAACTAGAGCATTCGCAGTTATCGCGGAAACCGTGGTCTACTGGCTTCGGTTTCACATCATCAACTTTTTCTACCCTATCGGAATTTAAATACTTCGAAGCCTTGCTATGCCAATCGCTGGTTTTAGGATCTTGTCCATCCATCAAACGCCAGGCTTCAGCGATTAACTCATAACTAGTGACTGTAGCTTCCTGCGCATCATCAATAAGTCGTGTAATCTCTCTTTCAAGCCGACCGCCTAGCTCTGTTTTAGTGCAATGTTCTGACCAATCGCCAGCCTCAAGAAGCGCAAGAATGCTTATAATATCGTCCAATAGAACGGTAGTATTATCTACTTCCTCCTGAAGCTCACCGGCTAATGATTTATGCATCATTCTTCATCCTCATTCGAGTCATCATCACCAAAGGAGGTGAGCAGTGGGTTAGTTATTCGCCCTACCTGAGTGGCGTAGCCACGCCGACAGAGATTGCGCAGCACACTGTATATTTCGAACATCTCGGTTCGTTCATCGCCAACATCAAGCTCAGATGCTATAGCGTGGCATTCAGTCGCGAGAGCCGATATTTTCTGAAATAACTCTGCTTTATTCACTCTTCGACTCCTGCGGCGGTTCTGGTAGCGGCATCCAGTGTGTTACCTGCTCAACACCATTGCCCGGCTTAATCGTTGCTTCTCCTCGCCGAAAGGTGCTTCCGGTATAGCGTGCGGAGCATATTAGCGGCTCAACCAGATCACTATCGAAATTCACCGAAATAAGTACGTTCTGATTCTTTTTCGGCATTCGCTCACTACAGCTTATCCAGCCATCCGGAGTTACCGGAGTTGGTCCATCGAATTCGGGCATGTCAGGACCTTTTCTGATAGCTTTAGCCAGCTCCAGCGGGTCATCGTAAAGCCAGTCGCCAGTTTGTGGGTGATTTGCTTCTGCAAGCTGCGCAGCCCATTCAAGACCATCTTTTTGACCTTGGAGATAATCAAGCGGCAACTCTTCATGATTACTTGCAGGTTCGGCACTATCAGCTTCGCGCCGCTTCTGTAGCTCTGCTGCCATTGCTCTCACGACTTCAACTGGTGCCCTTGCAGCAAACTCTATGTTGGTGATCAGCTCATTAAGATATTGCTCGCCTGGATACTGTTTCTTATCGGTTATAGTGGTCATATCACTCTCCTTTTCCCTGAAGCATAGCGGCACGGCAGGCGTTCCAGCCTCTCACCTCTGCAATAGCGGCAACAGCATCAACCGCGTACATGCTAAGAGGATTAGGCATTGGTTTTTCTTCCGGTACTACTGGAACGGGTGGAGCGGCGTAGACCTCAATAATTCCATTATCAATAGGCCATTCTCCATCCTTGATGTAGTCACTTGTGCCATCGACCTGCTGTTCTGCAATGTGGAAAGCACCTATTGGTTTTGCTTCCAGCGAGGCCAGTGCAATTCGTGCCAGTTTTAGATCTCGTTCAACCATCTCAATAACAACTTTGCAGTCCGCACCTTCTTTACTAACACGTCCTTTCAAGTCTTCCAGATAACTAACGCTTTCGCGTGCATGGGAGATTAACTGTTCTTTGGTTAAGGTGGTCATTAGGCAGCTCTCTCAACAACAAGCAATTCGTCGTAGTCATAATCAGTTTCGGAACCATCCGTACCGAACAGAGTCACTTTGTCATCTTCCATCCAAAAAGATTTAACCGCACATTGTTGACCTTTAGATGTTATGAGCACATCACCAGGGATTACGTCTTCAGCGCGAACTTCTAGTGTTCTCATCGTGCTGACCCCCCTCTTTGGTGAAAATGCCTGCTGCAATGCTGTTTATGATGCTGTCAGTGCATGGAGTAGAAAGCTGGGCATCTCCAGCAATTTTCATGACCTCAACATCCGCATATCGAATACCGAGGTGTATCAGACCGGCTATACCTGACTTAAGTCGAACATTTTCCATAAACAGATCTTTTTCCCGCTGTTTAGCGGCTTCCAACTCCATCGACAATTTTTCCAACTGCTCTTTATGCTTCTTGTATTCCTGATACGCGTGCCAAGACTGACCTTTGCGCACACTATCAGTGATATCAGCAACCTGCTCTGGTGTTAGCGTGGTCAGTGGCTGTGCTGGAAAAATCATCACTTGCCCGGCATCCCAATCAAAACCCGCCTGAATTGACTGAACCTCAACTGATGGTGTTGAACCGATGCGACCAGGCGAATGAACAACGATCGTTACATCCATATCGCGACGATGGCTGTGGTTGTTGGACAAAATACGATTCACCAACTCAGAAAATTTGGAAAATTTCATGCTGATTCCCTTTGATCTTCCTGGATAATGTTGTTGCAATCTTTCACGCACTCGTTGCAGATGAAAACGTTGTCCCCGGCAATTAACTTTTTAACGGTGTGCTGGGATTTGTTGCAGAAGCTGCAATAAAGCGTTGGACTGGCTGATACGGATGGTGCGCCAGATGTCAGCCGCGCGATGTCGTTCTTGTGACGCAATATCACACGGCTGCACTCAACCAGCATCTCCGGGGATATATCTTCCTCCGTGGCGAGCGCCTCCAGACGTTCGAGCAAGCGAAATACTTTTTCCTGGGTGATTGCATAATGCGATGTGGCCATCTCACTCTCCTTTGATGCGAATGCCAGCGACGCGTAATGCGTGTTCTAGGTCAATCAGGTAAAGCCAACTGCCATTTTCTTTAGGTATCATGACATGTCGCTCATCTGCATTTATCGGGTGTCCATATCGAAGGTCGTAGCGAGTCGGTAATTGAACTTCCCGCGCTTCCAGTTCAGCAATACGCTTACTTCCATCCGAGATAACGCCCTCGTAATACTCACGCTGCTCGTTGAGTTTTGATTTTGCCAACTCCAGTTGTTTTGTTAGTTCTGCAATACGACAAACATCGTTGATACGCGTTTCCTCTAATGCGTTGCTCTCATCCAGTAGCGCCAGCACGGTTTCTGGTCCGGCCAGAAATTTGAAGGCGTTGAGCGCATCAATATCAACACCGCTATCTTTAAGTTCCTGTTCGCTTATCAGCTCATCATCAACTGGCAACATTAACAGGCGTTCCATTGCCGGAATTGCACGCTCTGCCGCCTCACGCAGTGCCTGATAGTCAATCTTGCTCACTGGATGACTCCTTTGCTGGGCTTTCTAACTTTTGAGTGGTTGTATCAAATTCAAACAACTTAACCACGTCATCAAACAGGACATAATCACCATCAGGATCTTCAGTCATGTCAGCGCCACAATCCTGACCGCACGAGTCGCAACCATCCATATCAAGCTCGTATCGCTTCAGGTTTGCGATATTTGATAAATTCAGCGCCAGTACAGCTAGGTCATAAACCTCTTCGGCAGTGACATCGCTGTTCAGTCCCATTTCATGGCGATATATGATTTTTTCTACCCGTTGTTTTGTGATTGTCATTTTTGCTCACCTCCCTGTTCTTCCAGAAAAATACGCATAGCCTCAAGCATCTCTTCGGTGTCATACGGTGACAGCTTGTCACGCAGGATGTGTTCAATGCTGTTAATGAACTTGCGGATTGCTTTGCGTTCAATTTCAGCCAGGAAAGCATCGGTGGCTGGGGTTTCTATGCACTGCATTTCATGCAATGTCTGCATGTCCATAAAATCCCCGTCAGGCTCTGTGATAGTGGCGTTATATGCCGAGTAAATTTTTGACGCTTCATGTGCCAGTTCCGCAGCCTTAGATCGCAATGCCACATTCTCCGCCGCTAATGCGTCTCTCTGCGCCCGCAACTTCTCAATTTCGGCAGCCATGTAGTAACCAACCATAGCGAAAGTGGCGAAAGGGTAGTCCGAATCATCAGGAGATACGGAGGCCATTAGCAGACCATCGTGCATGTTCTGGCTTCCATCAGTGATGGATACCGCATAAGAATCGCTGGTTTCCCGTTTATACAATACGACGACCGGGTTCTTGATTTTCTCTCTCATTACGATGCCTCTAACTTGTCTAACTCTTTCAGCCCTTCACGTACCGCGTTCACAATGCGTTCCAGATACTGGTATTTCGGGTTTGGTACAGTTGGCCAGTCGGCATACCACGGATCATCACCAAAGAGATTCAGCAGTTTGTTACCGACGCCGAAACAACAGCAGCTTTCTTTTACGTCATCAGCGTTTTCCGCCTCGTCCCACATTTCGCGAGCCTGTACGGCGTCGATTTCTCTCTCTCTTCGTAACTTTATGATTTCTGACTTCACGAAAAGCAGATTTGCATCGTTGTCATCGTCGACCGTGCTTAGCAGTTGAGGGTCGAAATTGTCGATTAGATAGTCGTTGCTAACTCGCTTAATGAACGTCTGCACATCATCACCGCCCATAGCAAACCAAGCCGCTGTCCAGGCTTTTCCGTAGCAGGTGATGGTGATTCTTCCCTTACCAGGTTCGTAGTTTTCAATCATCACTCGAACCGGATCGAGACGCTCCAGCTCTGTCAACACAAAGGAAAGAACATCTATTTTTTCTACCTTCATGCAGCCTCCCACGCGCTCCAGATCAGCGATTTGTGTTTTTCATAACGTTTGATGTGTACCGGTTTCAGAAGCGCAATACCTTCAGTGACTTTCGCCTTTGCGCTTAATAACAACGGGTGTTCTATACCTATCCTCTCCATGTACTCGACAACATCAGCGTTGGCACCAATCTCCTTCCCGTTAAAAAGTACGTCCAGCATCAGCTCTTTCTCTGCAAGGTAGATAGCTGAAAACTCAGGATCGCGACTCACAATAGAAGAGGTATTGTCGAGCAGGTCAGCCAGCTTGATCATGCGCGTCTGCATGTCGAGATTTTGCTCCAGCTCCCGGACATTGATGATGAAACGCTGTATTCGATTGCCGTCTTCTGACCTTGCAATGTTGGTCAGAGCCTGAACCATTTCAGCTACGCGCTCACCGAAGTGATCACGAACCATCTCTATGGTTACATTGGTGTCTTCGACCACATCATGCAGAAGCGCCGCGATCTGCATCTCCACGGTTCCGTCATGCAATGCAACAATATCTCGGACAGCAACCGGGTGGTTGATGTAGTCTTCGCCGGTATATTTTCTTTTCTGACCAACGCCACCATGAGCGCCAGCGGCGAACATATGTGCTTCGGAAATACTAGACATTCTTAACTCCGTTGTTTTCTAGTCGTGGTTATTTTCACAAACAAGAAAAGGTAGAAAACAATTTATTTAAGGCCACAACTTATGGCCTTTATTTATTCATGCCGAAGGATTTGTAGCGTCTAATTGCCGGATAAAATGGGGTGAGGTGCTTGCCAGTAGGCCCCACCGTTCCATGTGAACCCCATGCGAATAAGAGTGTTTATTGCGGCTTTGGTAGACTCCGATTCGACACTGGCTTTTCGAAACTCTTGAACCTCTTTCGCCAACTTGTATGTAATTGTGCAGGGGACGATTGCAGCCCAGCCTTTCTCATGACTGTTAATGACCATCTGGATGTGACCATCCAGAATAGGTTGATCAGGCATGTTATTGAAAATGTCTGCCTGTTTTTGAATGTGAAGAAAAAGCCTTGCCAGCGCCATTTGCTCACTACGAGACAAGAGATTATCAAGAGGGCTTTTTGCAAAAGCTGCTATACGCTGTGCATCAATGCCAAACATCAGCGCACCTCACCATCTTTATGGCTGGAGCTAACTTCCGCCATTAAATGTCTTACGTAATCGACAAGAGAGCCACCTGGTGGAATCTGGCATTCCTCAACTAACTGGAAGTAGATATCCGCTGCATTACGTGTATTACTACCCGCGCATATTCTTTCTTCCCGAAGTGCATGAAGCTCGTTGATCAAACGGTCACACTCTCCGTTACGCTGATCCACAACGGCCTCAAGCTCTGCGACGCGTTCACCTGGCGTCTTACCTTCTTTGCGTTGGATGGTAACGACGAAATCGCCAATTGCAGGGACGTTGTAATCCAGCTCAAGGTAGTTTTTGGCACCGCTGCGGACGAACTCACCCGCGAACATGGTGGCGAACATCGCAGAGGCCACTTCGCCGTTGAAAAGTGACTCCAGATCTAACGGAGTCCCGGCATCAAGAGCCTCTTTTGCTGCATCCATTGCATCCATGAACCGATCAAACTCATTGGCGCGCTTTTCCAGGTTTTTCCATTGCTCGCTCCAACGTTTGGCAACGAAGTCTATGAATGTTTTCGCGGATTCATCAAAATCCCCCTCAAACTTAACGATGCCTTTATCAATAATGATCTGGCCTACCGCATCCTCTGCATAACCTTTCAATGTAAACTTGAAAGGAAAATCAGAATGGCCTGTGACGTTAAAATGCTCTAACTGGAGGTTGTTCATGTGTTTTTCTCTTATCGTTTAGTAACTACATTCTTACACAAATTAGGTAAGTATTTACCTATTATTTAACGCGTTTGAAAACGTATACGCTGACTGTGATCCCTGTGTCTTCAAACTCGTTGGTAAACGACTTCCCTCTGGCATAAACGTAATTATCCATCGTCATCCAGTCCAGTATTGGCGCAGTGCCCGGCAATACTGCTACAAGACGCCCGCCGACTTTCAGATGCCCCAGCGCAGCCAGTGTGTGCACTCTATGACGACCAAGCGAGTACGGCGGGTTCATAACGATTTTGTCGAACTGATAACCTGCGTTGTCCTCAGACCACTTTATGAAGTCGCAGCAAATCGTGTTCGTATACCCTTTTCCACGCAGGATATCAGCGAAGAGAGGTGCGATTTCTATACAGGTAACATCTTCCAGATCGGCGTTAATATAGGCCAGAAGATCCCCACGTCCGGCGTGAGGCTCAAGCAGCTTCTCACCAGGCTTCAATTCAGTGGCTCTGGCAACGTACTCAGCAATCAAGCGTGGGGTAGGGTAGAACTGGTGTGATTTTGTATCCGGTATTAAACCGGTAGCCACAATCGTATTTAGCGTATGGTCGATCTCATACGGGAACTGCCAGTGCTTTTTCTCCTGCACGCCGCCAATGAAGCTCAGTGTGCGCTCAAGCTCTTCCATCTGCGACTTCTGGAGAGCTGAATCAGAGAAGTACCATACGCCTTTGTCTTTGCTTAATCGCCCGTCACGAAGCGCAGTGCGAACCGGCACGGAGATCGTCTTCTGGATTAACCCGAACTGCTTTGGTGCCCGTGTTTTTGGCGCAGTTCGGCATGGCGCGGGGATTGCAGCAGGCATACTGTAAGCCAGCACCTCATTCAACTTCCAAGCCACGTCAGGATGTATTTCAAAGTGAACGTTGCCGTTCTTGAACATCTTCACGCGCATCAGATTTCCATCGACGTTCATCCAGTCACCGGTCTGGCAGTCGTTTGCCCGATACGCAGCTGATAACACCTCAGCAGTGCGGTTGATGGTAATAAATTCTTTGTGCGCGAAGAAATGAAGCAAGACACGCAGATCGTCGATGTAGTCCTCTTTGCGATAGTTCACGCTAACGCTGTCCCGCCAGAAATCAGAAATGCAGTCAGCGATTATCAGCCGCTCGCTGAAACCGTTTGTCTTATTTGTCTTGTGCGCAGGACTCAGCGCCTTAAACAAGCCATACACGCGCTCAGAGAGATATTTGTGCCTGTCATTCAGCAAATTAAGCATCGTGGGTATGACCGTTTCTGCTTTGAACTCCGGTACACCAACGAACTCTTTAACCTTCATCTGGTAGCCTGTTCTGTCAGTTTTGGTGACTTCCTGTTTGCCCTCTATAAACTGCTCGCGCCACTCATCTCGACGGGAAGCTGGCATGATCAGCAAAACGTTAGTCATGTCCGTGACCTTCCTCCAGTACTCGGCCCAAATATTCTGTTTCACCCATTCCAGATCGACGTTATCCAGCCAGACTCGATTCAAACGTGAGCGATCTTCATCTGGTCGGTGGTTTAGTCGAAGCAGGCGATTAATCATGTTGTGGCGTTCATCGCCATAAACGAAGTCGTGTACCTGATACATGAAGGAGATCTCTTTCTCGCACTCGGCCACAATTTCGTGGATGACGTTCATTTCCTGTCGATAGTCGATAGCAGTGTTTGAGCTGGCATCGTCCATGATGGAAAGGGCTGTATTCATAATTGCACCATTAAGAAATGATTTGTTTAATGATGCAATTATTTCAAAAATAAAAAGGTGCTAAATAGAAATTAACAGGCAATACTTAAAATAAAGGCATTGACTAATCATACTTGGATGTATTTATAACCAGGACTTTATTTGTATATAGTTTTTTTACATCCCATGTAACATTACTTGAATACCATTCACCATTATATATTTGGTTTCCCGTTGCGCCTGTCATTGTTACGTATACAGGTCTGTCGTAAGGTGTTCGTCTGTAGTTATATACTCCAACCATTGCAGGCATTATCGCACACGGGTATCCCATATTTATGGTAAATTGAGGATTTGTAATAGTGATAATCTCTGCATCAAGAGGCATCATCTCACCGTGATATACCATTTCACCTGCACGATTATACATGGCAATACCATATCCTGAATGTGGTAACACCATATCAGAAAAAGCATAAACTGTTATCGTTCCGGGGTTTCCTCCAACCTGATTCAGTCTGAGAGCATTATACCCATCTCTAAATTCATGAACGAACATCATATTCGCCTTATTACTGCTTTTTATAAAGAAAAAACATGATTTGTTTGACGGTATTGAAGTCTTAAAAACAGAACCTTTAGACGTGGACATTGTCCCCCTATTAATCAAATTTTGCGGTGTAAATTCTGGACTCATCCACACATTACCATTTGACTGAGTAATTGACATCCCGAACATTATTGTTATCCCCAATATGTATATATATAAGATCCAAGTCCCTTGTATAAATTTGACCAACTGACTGTATTGCCGTTAATATTGATAGTTGGTGTAGGTATATTTACATGGTTATCGTTATTTAAAGGCATCAATGAGCACACGGCATGTAATGATTTGCCAGGTGGTGGATTTGGGTAAGTCTTAGAGCCTGACGTGGTTGTAAATCGATCAAGAAAAAAAATAGGAGTAAGGAAGCCAGTAACGTTAACTCCCTTATTATTGTAGATCCCTGTACCGTATGCCATTTTTCATCCTTGTTTTTATCAACATAATATGGCCGATCATGCGGCCATATCAGATCAATTAGAGCTTTGAAAGGCTTTGTGTGGTTGTGTTGCGAGGTTATGTCGATGGCTTAACTCACGCATCATGTCTTCAAGGCGACTCTTTGTGTCGTCGAGTTGGTCAGCCATTGCTCCTAAAAGCTGACGAACTACCATCGGATCGTCGCTGTTTAGTGATGGCATTTTATAACCCGCCTGAGAAGACATCAGATTGAATGCAGACATCAACATCGTTAGAGAGGATTTAAGCCCGGCAATTTCACGATCTTTGCTGGCAATAATCGTCTCACTTTTGTTACCGTCATGAGTTCCTTGAGTCTCGCTCACCATATCCAAAGTCGCTTGCAACTTATCGGCTCTCTCTTTTTCAGCAAGGTAATGAACACCGAAATGATGTGCTAAAGCTACAACCTGAGTTGGCTCTTCAAAGGTGGACTCAAAATTAAGTGCTGTAACCACTCTCTCAAATATGGAAACGTCTTCTATTCCTCGAAGAATGGCTAACATTTTGACCAGTTCATTAGCATCCATTTCTTCTAATAGGGCGTTTTGTTCATCAGCTATCGCTTTGCATTTCTTGCACATGTGTTTTTCCTAATGGTTAAACAAGTTGTTTTCTTATTGGCTTTATTGTGATGTTGCATAAAAGGGGAGAAAGCTAAACGTAAAGGCGCAAACTATCTATTTCGGTCAACGAAACACAAGGGCCATCTGGCCCTTGTCATTAACACGTTGCTTTACGGACTAATGGATAAACGAAGTAGATCGCCAGACCAATAAGGACGCCATCAGAAATGACAGACATCATCTTTCCCGTAAAATCCACCAACACAGCCATCACCAAAAGAGCAATGACGATCACAAGCCGGAATCTCTCGATCATTGGAGATAAGCATCCAGCGACAACTGAAGTGCCTGGGCAATCTTTTTCAGCACCAGCTCCTCTTGTTCGCCAATACCATCCTGATCGGCAATATCAATGCACAGACACAGAACATCTACTGCATCATTGGTCCCGGATACATCAGCCAGCTCACGTAAAGCCTGTGCATTAGCTCGGCGTGGTGATGCTTCGTATTGAGAGCGAATGTTTGCGCTCATCTGGGCAATCTCACCTGCAAACGGAGAAAACTCAGGCAGAGCAGAAATTGTCTTCTCAAGAATGGCAATTTCTTTTGCATCACATGTGCCGTCTGAATAGGAGATCATGTACGCGCCCCACACGGTTGCTTCAACCGCATCACGGTTCTCCATTTTTTTAACTTCGATAACAGCTTTACGAGTTTTCTTTTTGAAGAAACCTAACATGTGTTTTCCTTTTGTTATTTGTTAAAACAAGTTGTTTTTTAGTTACATAAATTGCTTACGCAAAGATGGTCAATGCATTTGGTCTAACAGCCGTCAGAAATAACCAAGTACCGAACCGACTGGAAAAACAAAAATCCCAACTACACGAGCCAGAGTCATGCCAGCCTGGAACTGGAGATCACCAGAGCAAACGAGTTTTATAATGTTCGATACCCAACCAGAAGACATGAGGATTAGAATCGCCAACCAAATTTTCCCGATGTGATTTGAAAAAAAATTCATACAACCGCCTTAATCACAACATGATCCTGAGTAACTGGATGAACTTGAGGTATCGCATCCACCGTCATCCCATCCAGAGTGACAGGACGCTCTACTGGAGTGGTGGTAATTGTCGTCGACGGAGGTGTGGTGATGGATGAATCCGGCATCAAAAGGCTCTGGCCGGCTGGAACGGCTACCGTCGCCAGTGAAACTATAATGAGAACGTAGGCCATTGGTTTCAGCCTCTTTCTTTGAAAATTTTCCATTCGAACTGTCCTTGTTGTTTTTCTCCTTCACTAAAGGCCGTGTACTTTTCGCTTCGCGTGAAGAACCAGAGGCAACAATCGCCCCCACGTTCGCAACAACTGACGCTTGATTATCTAAACGTTCATTCAGCAACCTAACGGTAGTCTCTAGTTCATCAAGACGTGACATAACACGACCGCTAAATAATTCGGCCAAAATTTGACGTAAAGAACGAGGACGTTTAGTTGCAGAAGTGAAATAGGTTTGACGTGCCATATGGACCCCATCCAGTGTCAGAAAGAGTTGCGGCTGGCGATTGCCAGCCGCCTTTCTTGTTCCATCCTGGAACTGTGTCTTACCGACACATTGTCATCCTGACGCCGATAAGATACATGATTTAAAGTGATGAGTAAACACTTACTTACTACTTGTTATAAACAAAACCAATATCTTTCTTGTGAGGCATATCTGCTGCTGAAAAAGCTGCGATCTTCGCGAGTCGATCACATATTTCATTTTCACGATGCCCGGCGTGACCTTTAACCCACTTCCAGCGAACATTATGTCGACTTGCGGCCTCATCCAGACGCTTCCACAGATCAACATTCTTTACCGGTTTTTTGTCAGAAGTCATCCATCCATTGCGTTTCCACCATTTCATCCACTGTGTCATGCCGTTTTTCAGATACTGGCTATCAGAGTGCAAAATAACGTTGCATGGATATTTCAAACGCTCCAGCCCGATAAGTGCCCCCATCATCTCCATGCGGTTATTGGTGGTGCTATGAAAACCATCTGAGAACTCGCGTTCCTCTCCACGATACTGAAGAACGATACCGTAACCGCCCGGGCCACCCGGATTTTTAAGGCAAGAGCCATCACTGAAGATTTTCACGGTTTTCAGCTGGGGATTGAACTCTACGACAGGCGTTGTGGGATTGGTGCGGGGAGAATTTTTGTTTTTGGCTTTTTTGCGAGTTTTTGCTTGCGATCGGGCTGGTGTCTTCGTCGTCATATAAACTCCTGAATCAAGCGCCGCGCCGATTTTTTTCCTCGCGCGTGCGCACACGCGTGCGTGTTAATAATTATTAAAATAAACAAATTACTTCCCAGAACAGGTTTTTATAAACCTGAACTGAACGAACGAAGTGAGTGAAGTTCACCTCGAACGAAGTGAGAGGTTGTCTTTTCAGGTAATACTCTCCCAGGGAGGTGAGTATAAAAATCTCTCACCAACCTGGTCGTTTCATAACCTGAAAAGTTATGGTCTAAGTCTACTGCCAGCTTAGACTTGGGAAGTTATGGATGACAGCACCCCAGAACCGAGATCTTCCCACACTTTATGAAGGGGAGTACTGGATTCAACCTCTCGAAACACCCCAGACTCGACAATCATAAAGTGACCCTTGTCTCCGCTCACTTTGGTTCCCCCTTTCCCGACACCTAAACGGCACCGGTTCTACGCTGGTAGTGAGCTTTTTTAAACCTGACGCCAGTGACGCTTACCCCCACCCATCAGGTCGAGTCTCCAGTCTACGACTGGAAACTATCAGATCTTAGCACTTACAATTTATCTTATGAATAGTTTGTACTTATCTATCATTTCGATTGATTATTTTCTCGACCATGTAGTTGAACATTCAAGGCAAACACCTCGTTGATCAACTCACCTAAAAGCTGTTCAACAAGTTCGCGATGCTCCCCAAGATGCAAGCACTTAATTGCCCATTCGTACAAGTTGAAAGCCTGCTCGCGATCTTTCATCATTTCACGAGCCTTAGCCAGAAAATCGCTCTCTACGAGCGCAACAACATTGGTCGGGTATGGCATGTTAGTTTTCCTTAAAGTGGTTCATAAAATCGATTTTAAAGCGTCTGGGAAGGGGTTCTAGTGGATTCTGTAGTGATGTTCAGGTCTGGAGTCTCTGATACAAAACAGCCTGCTTCCGTATATTAATAATTAATATGTAGTTATTTATATACAGAAGCAGGCTAATTACAGACGCCAGAACAAACTAAGCTGCCTTCTTTGATGGTCTTTTTTTCCTGATCACATTCGCAGGATCATACCCTCCCAGACTTTTCATGACGTCCAAAGGGATCTTGCTTATAGAGTGCCCAGCGTCCTGACAGAATCCGCGAAAAACAACGAGCATACTGCCACCGGGGTTGATGTTTACTTCTACCTGACCCAGATTGACGTCAGGCTCGACAAACGCTACGCGGCCACCAGACAGAATAATCGTCTCATTCGCACACTCTGTTGCACGCTCATACCACTTTGTATCGAGGGATTGAGGAATTAGCATCACTGTTGTAACTCCGCGAGCCTGCTCACGTATAGCCGCATCAATCCAGGGGGAAATTTTGGAGTAGGGTGGATTGAGGAAGGCAATTGTACCTGGCTGCCCCCATTCAGATTTCAAAGCATCGCGCTCAACGCCTATGAAAATAGGCAGCTTTGCATTGTCCTTATTGCAGGCAACGTCAACATCAAATGTCACTCCCAGATAACGTTGAATGGCATTAAACAGCCAGTCAGGTGTTCTCCAGAGGTCACGAAGAGAGTTGTCGCGCTTTCGCTTTTTGATTTTTTCGGCTGCAATCATCTTCTTTATCAATAGGTAAGTGATTACCTATTTTTGCATTTGATTTTATGTATGGCAATCAAATAAAACGCGCCAGAAATGCGAACAAGAAGCTCTCTGGCGCGTTTTTGTGGTGCTGGGTATGGGTTAGCGTACCCAGCACTATAAAGCTCTCTATGGGCTTTATTTTCAGTAGGGGAACATCATCCAATAGTGTACTCCGCGACAAACTTCTTAACGATCGGTGATTCTTCGTTCAATGTTAGATTTCCACCGTCTCTAACAGCAATTCCTGTCGCTGGAAATACAGCCATCATTTGCCCAGCCTGAGTTGACGCAGTGTTAAGCGGATACGGTTTTTCTGGATTGCTCATTAAAGCAATCTTAATACTATTACTTGTAGCCTTCTTTTCTGTGAGAAGGTGTCTCATGGAAATTACCGTGTAAACACTAATATCTGGACCTCCGCTAAACCAATTAAGAAGGTTTAATATCTTATCCTTTGCTTTGACAGGCGCGTTATCGTAAGCGTCTAAGAAAATATCTTTTTCTAAGCCTGCTTTATTGAAAAACGAATCATCTTTATCACTTAAAGTAAAACGAGGACCTCTTGCAGTACGAGCTTTTTTATTTGTATTGCTATCATTTGACTGTTGAACTTTTAATTCATCATTAACCTCAACACAGTCTTCAACCTCAATCAATCCCAATTGTTCTGGCTCGTTTTCGGCAGATTCAACACTTTCAGCGTTAATTACGTTTATAGGCTCATGCGCTAACTCCAACTCATTTAAAGCAGAGCTGAAATCACCTGCTTTTTCTTCATTGAACAGTTCTTCGGCAACATCATCAGAACTCATGGCTACGCCAGCATCGAGGCCGAGCAGCAGATCGTCAATATCATCAGTATTTTCAACCTGTGCAGCTTTTTTTACTGGTTCATCAAGTGATTGCAACATGGCTGTCAGCTCGTCCAGATCATCATTTGTCATTACATTTTCAACCGAACTCATGTAAGTCTCCTTCTGTTTGGTTACATTTGCGTTTCGATGGCTACATTTTGACTAAACCTGTCAGGCGGAAAAGTATTAAATACAGGCAGGAAATGATTGAAAGGCGACTGTTCTTTAAAAGAAAGCCTACTTTAAACTCTCTTTAAAGTAGGCTTTTGCTTTACACAATTTCAGAGGGTAATTTAAAAAATCCGTACTTATTACGTGCCTTAAAGAAGCATTGCATCATTAAGTTTGTGTCATATAAGGCACTATGTGCTTTGGCATGATCGTATATAAAGCCAAGAGAGAAGGCCAACTCTTCAAGGCGGGGACGTTTACCGTCTTCTGTGGCCCACAGGGAAAATAGAGTGTCAATCAATGGGATGTCTGGAAGCGAAAAACCGTAACTTTTCAGCTCATGCCTAATAAACGGAATATCGAACGCTTCGCCGTTGTGGGCTATCCAAATATCGGAAGAAGAGAGGTACGAAGCGACAGATGAAGCGTGATCGGCTAGTAACGGCTCGGCGGCTAAATCTTCAAGACTGATGCCGTGTACCGCTTGCGCTTTCGGATCGATACTGCGACGCGGGTTGAACCGCATTACAAAACTATCAATATGTCTCTGTGTCTCCAGTTCATAGCGGGTAATTGCGATTTCAATAATTTTATGACCAGCAAGGAAATCCAGTCCCGTAGACTCGATATCGATGCCTGCAACAATCGTTGTCATCAGAACTCCTTACAACTTCTTAGCGCCCTTAAGTAGTGCGCTACGTACAAATTGAGCCGCTTTTTTCAAAGTTTCTTCACTGGTTTCACAGACAATCGGATCTTTCCACTTACCTGACACAGTGTTGAGAATATTGATTTGGTTGCTATCCAGACAAACAGAGATATAAAGCACCGTGCCACCAGCCAGCATCAAATGCATAGGAAACAGAGGCTTTTTACTGCCTTCACTGAACTGAGACATGGCGATGTTAATGGCTTCACCCACTTGTGTACCAACAAGCCCCTGCGCAGTTTCGAATATGGCACGAATAGCCAGACGAGCCTCTCGATCGCTCATAAGCGACCGGGAATGTTCGTCCGCTACACGAATCAAAGCCTCTGTTGTTTTCCGATCCAGTTCATCTTCAAGCAACATTTCACTAAACATTTTTTATCCTTAACCCATTTTGAGAGTTTTATTGTCGCAATGTCGAAGAGGCGAACAATTTCTAATGAACGGTCACTCGGCCACAGAACCGGTTTTCTATCTTTTCTACAGCGTTATCTAGCATTCTCATCACTGATCTGGCTCTTGCTTCAACTGTGCGATACCGGTTGGAAACGACGAAGGTTTGCAGATCTCCCCTTTGCGGATGCAGGTGAATTTTTGTCAGTTCCCCGCACATCAACGCATCAATACGAGCGACATACAGACGGTCTAATGATGCTCGTTGTGACCGCAAGTAATCTCGCTCTGAGAGAGCGACCCCCGGACGTAGGCCAGCAATGGCGTTAAAGTTTGAAATAGCAGTTTTGTGGCAAAACTTTTCGATATCGAGGGCTAACTCAATACACCGATCTTCATTTGTATGGCCGACCAAATCCAACGTGTAGGCCATAACATCAGCAGGTGTGCGATCGATAACAAAGCCTTCAACACCACGCGTAAGTAGCTCTATATGCTTTGCTATTTCCATTTGAATCTGAAGCCGCTCATATAGAGGCATAGAATCACCTACTCGAACACCGAGGCGGCTCATCAAACTTCCGACACCAGCATCCACGTAAGGGATTCCGTAATGTTTGTCGATATATTTAGCCAGGGTTGTTTTCCCACTGCCCTGAGCACCAGTGATCCCAATCCGGTAATCCATTACGACCTTCTGTATACGATCTGCGAAAAGCCAGGCTCTTCCTCGCTGGCTCGTTGGGTATAAGCTGTTTCAACAGGCACAAAGCCTAAGTTACGCATCATGCTTGCCGGGAAGAATGCATCGGCGTTTGGTACATCAACGCCGATGTGGGAGAGCCAAATCTCTTCAACATGCGGCATGAATAGCGAGTAAATTTGTTCCCCGCCAATCACCCACACAGGCTCTGGTAATCGCAACACATCATCCACACCAGCAGGGTAGAATCCATTTGGTACAAAGCCATGAGAGCGCGTCAAAACGAGGTTATGACGCTCTGGAAGAGGGCGTTTGAGACTTTCCATCGTTTTACGCCCCATAACGACAGTGGCGTTTTTGGTGAGTCTCTTAAATAGCTTCAGATCGGTAGAACAACGCCAGGGGAGTTCATTCGCTATGCCGATCTCATAGTTACGGCCAACAGCAGCGATCATCTTCATTTGCTCACCTCATAGATGACCGGTCGATGGTGAGAGTCGGCTAAAGCGGCACGGAGTCGAGGATCGTGCACCAGCGCAGCGATAAGCAGATCGCCTTTATGCTCCGCTAATGTGCGCTTAATATGCTTCTCATAACTGGTGCCATTCGGTACGAGATGAAGCCAGTCATAATCAACGCCAAAATCTTTCAGCCATCGTTTAGTTGGCGCTTCAAGAGTTTCAGAGCGGCTACTGATAAGCACCACTTCAGCCCCTGAGCGAGCAAAACCACGCAACATACGGCTGGTGGGGAAAATGAGTTCATCACCGGCAATGAGCTGGCCTGCATCCGCGTCAGATACTGATTTACGATGGCTGGCATTTGCCAGCACACCTTCAATTTCGCATAAGACATACATACCTCTTGCCATATCACACCGCCACTGGAACCTTGATCCACGGTAGAGGGTCATAGCCAAGAATTAAAACCTCGTCCCATTTGAAATCATCCAACTCTGACCATTCATGAGGGAAAATAACGACCGGATCTGAATGCTCTGGAGCCTGTCGTTTCATTAGCTCACACACACCTTCCATGTGGTTGTTGTACAAATGCACGTCAAAGCCAAAATGCACAAATGCACCGGCCATGTGACCCGTAATCTTCGCGAGAAAATGAGTGAGAATGCCATAGCCAGCAATATTGAATGGCATACCAACAAAAGTGTCTACGCTACGCTGTACGAGGCAGGAGTTGAGGATGCGTTTGGGGATTCCAAGTTCATCCAGTTCAGCTTCAGTAACACTGCCGTCCATCTCCAGATCGTATAGCATCTTGGTGTAGATAGACTCGTAACCGAGGCGACTGTGTTGAAGACCAATGTCAGTTGCCATCGTTAAACGGGTTTCAAAATCCAGCTCACGACTCCACAAAGAGAAGACAAAGTGGCAAGGTGGCAGTTTCATATCCTCAAGCTCGCCTACGTTCCATGCGTTAAGCATGATGCGACGATCGGTAGGGTTCGTGCGCAGTGTATCGACAATACGCTGTAGCTGATCGATTTCACGGGACAGCACTACGCGATCTTCACTGATACCCAGGTATCCCTCGACTTTGTACCCGCGTTCACGGAAAGTAGCGATCTTGCTCAGATATTCACTATGGCTCACGATGCGGGTATCTTCCCATCGACGCCACTGCTTACCGTAAACCGGCCCCAAATCGCCATTCTCATCGGCCCATGCATCCCAAATCTTAACGCCGTTATCCTTGAGAAATTGGATGTTGCCCGTGCCTTTCAGATACCACTCAAGTTCGACAAGCAGTGGCTTAAGATTTACCGCCTTTCCAGAAATAAGCGGCACAGTCCCACCAGTAAGCATGTAGTAAGAGGGAACGTAGCAGGTGCTTAAAGTACCAGTGCCTGTGCGATCATCAGCCTGCACGCCGCTTTTAAGCACCGTCTCAATAACTTTTGCATACGATGCGTTTGTTACCTGACCGTTCGTATGCTCACGATTCAAAAGGAGTGACACAAAAACCTCACAAAGATAAGTAACCACTTATTCATTGCGTGAGTTTACATTTATTGAGGGAACAAGGCCAGATAGATAAAAAAAATGGTGGCCATAGGCCACCAAAAAGAATAGTCGTTCCAGAGTTTTATACGCAAATCAAATATACACTAATAGATAATCACCTACAATTATTTTTTATCATTTCATACATTGCAGAGGCTTTAGCTTGCTCAACAAAGGAGGATAAATCTACATCACTATAGGTTGGAGACTTCAGAATCTTTCCATCGGAAATTCGAAAACCGATCATCTTATCGGTGCCATCAGCATGGCGGAATCCCAGATCTGAAGAGTCGTATTTGCAGTTGGCCACAGCCTGGCGACGTTCCTCGACATCAGCAGGCCATAATTTTGTCATGTTAGACCGATGAATTTCGCCAACCAGCTCAACTACATTGATACCGAGGAAATCAGCCAGTCGATAGGTCATCATGCACGCCACATAGATTTTGTTCATGACACGGCGCAGTTCCTGAATCAGCTCAGAATCCTTAACAGTCTTGTTCTCAAGTTTATCTGCCAGCTCTTCGAGCATACATGACGCCTCACGAGCTTCCTGAAATGGCATTGCCATATCATCGAAAACAGTGTTACCAGGCACAAAAATTGTCTGCATAAAGCGATCAATGCTCTGTTCCTGCGTGTAATAGGTCATGCCGGTAGAAATACCACCTTTGATGGCGACCATCGTACCAATACCAACGTATAAAAAGTCGGCCATTGCATCCAGCAGTTGCTCAATATCCCCATTCATTGCGGCTGGAATACCTTCCACTACAGCTTCTTCATGAATCAGGCTTGCACGGAGACGAAGCAGCTCTGGTGTCGGCATAACGCGTCTCGGATGCTGGAAGAGTTCATGAAACTGATCGACCATCTTGTAAATACTTTCAGTAGCTACACCATGACCTTCATGCAACTCATATGGTTCTGGCTTAAATCCAATGAGTCGATCGGTGGCAAGTTTCAGGTGGTCAGTCAGTTTGGTAAAGTTCATGCTAGTTTTGTTCCTTCTTAATTCTTGTGATCCATTGTGGCCCAGCGTTGCCAGGCCACATAATGCTTTGTATCGGTTTACAGGTCTGCAAACTGGCTTAGAGAAGCCTTATCCACGGTAGAATCGATCTGACCTACCAGATATGTGCTTTGCTCTGCCTCTTGTGGTGCAATTTGCAGTGTGTCGGTTAACAACCACTTGTTCATCCAGACCAGCGGATCAGTGGTAACTTCTGGAAATAAAGCCTTCAGGCCAAGACGATTCATAGCCAGATTGGTGCGGTATTTTACATAGGTTTTGAGAATATCCGCGTTTAAACCAATCATCGAACCGTCTTTGAAGAGATAGTCTGCCCAGTTCATTTCTTGTTCGGCGACTGATTTCATGGTGTCGTAAATGACGTTTTCTTCATCAGCAGCAATCTCTTTCCACAATAAACCTTCGCGACCGGTACGCATGAAGCGGATCATGCGTTCAGTTCCTTCGCAATGCAGAGCTTCATCACGGGCAATAAAGCGCATAATTTTGGTGTTACCCTCAAGCAACTTCCGTTCGCCAAAGGCAAACGTACATGCAAAACTTACATAGAAACGGATCGCCTCAAGCGCATTAATGGACACCAACGTGCGGAAAAGCTGACGGTGCAAAGGATATGGCTCCCAGCCATATTCATTTACGTACAGACGTTCAAACTCTTTCTCACCTAACGACTGGCGCTCGCAGGTCATCCCATAAAGCCTGTCATATTCAGCAGAGATACTGATCGCTCGGTTGATGATTTCTTCATCCGTAACAATACCGTCAAAAACAATGCTCGGATCGTCCACCATGCCACGAATAATGTGGGTGTAGCTGCGGCTATGGATAGTCTCAGAGAAAGACCATGTTTCAACCCACGTTTCCAGTTCAGGAATAGAGATAAGCGGCAGCAGCGTTGCATTTGGGCTACGTCCCTGAACTGAATCGAGTAACGTTTGATAACGGAGATTGCTCAGAAAAATGTGACGTTCGTGGTCCCGCAGCTTCGTGTTGAAGTCGATACGATCGCTCGAAATATCAACTTCTTCCGGCCGCCAGAAGAAAGACAATTGACGTTCAATCAACTTTTCAAAATCACGGTATTTTTGCTGATCGTAACGTGCCACGTTGACAGATTGTCCGAGGAACATAGGCTCTTTGGTTGCATCATTAGCACCCAAACGGAACGTTGAATATGACATGTGTTTTTCCTTTTGCTTTTTGATGTGTTTAAACAAGTTGTTATCTTATTTGTTTAAACAAGGCTTACAAATCAAAGAGAAGGTGGGGTTATACCCCACCATATGTCAGATTTTGCAGGCCCCGTCGCACTCATCTTCTGGCTCGACGGCTACAGCTTGCGTCAGTGGATTCTGCGGTTCGTCGTCATCACGCTTTCCTGCCCCATCTCTGGTGTTGTGGTAGTAAAGCGTTTTAACTCCCATCTTGTAGGCGAGAAGCAAATCTGACAGTAGCGTCATCATTGGGACTTTATCGCCTTCAAAGCGAGAAGGGTCATAGTTGGTATTGGCTGAAATAGCCTGGTCAAAGAACTTCTGGATGATCGCCACCTTTGTCAGATAGCCGCGGTTGTCCGGCATATCCCACAGGTATTCATACTGTTCCTTCAGTTTTTCAAACTCAGGCACGACCATCTTGACGATGCCGTCCTTAGAAGATTTCACTGACACCGGGCCACGAGGCGGTTCGATGCCGTTGGTGGAATTAGTGATCTGGCTGGAAGTCTCGCATGGCATTTGTGCCGTCAGTGTGGAGTTGCGAAGGCCGTATTTTGCAATACGTTCACGCAGTTCTTCCCACGGCATCTTTAACTCAAAGTTGGTTTCGCCACTTTCGTCTAATGAAGAACGGTAATGGTCGATCGGCAACTGACCAATTGCGTACTTGGTCTGCTCAAACCAGTCACACTCACCTTTTGCTTCGGCAAGTCGGCAGCTGGCGTCAAGAAGGTAATACTGGATAGCTTCGAACGTTTCATGCACCAGTTTATTGCCAGCGGTATCAGAATAACGAACGCCATTCTTTGCCAGGTAATAAGCAAAGTTGGTTACACCAATTCCCAAGCTACGACGAGCTTTGGCAGGCACTTCGGCTGCCTCCATCGGATAGTCTTGATAATCCAGTAACGAATCCAGTGCAGCAACGGCATAGAACGCCACCTCTTTAAGAGACTCCAGTGAACGGATGGCTCCGAGGTTAAAAGCGGATAAAGTGCATAGCGCGATCTCACCGTTCGGGTCGTCGGTAAATGCCAGTGGACGAGTGGGTAGAGTGATCTCCATGCACAGGTTTGACTGGCGGACAGGTGCAAGAGCAGGAATGAAAGCGCCATGCTCATTAATATGATCGACGTTCGCAATATAAATTCGGCCCGTGGACGCTCGTTCCTGCATCAGAGATGAGAACAGCTCAATGGCAGGTACTGACTTCTTGCGAATTGAATCATCGGCTTCGTATTTATGGTACAGCTTTTCAAACAGATCCTGGTCTGTGAAGAAGGCTTCGTACATATCAGGCACATCATGCGGGCTGAACAGAGTGATGTTCTCGCTTCTGACGAGTCGACGGTACATTAGACGGTTACTCATGACGCCGTAATCAAGATGGCGAACGCGGTTTTCATCAATACCACGGTTATTTTTCACCACCAGCAGACTTTCAACTTCAAGATGCCAGATCGGGTAAAACGCTGTTGCTGCGCCACCACGAACACCACCTTGCGAACAAGATTTAACAGCCGTCTGGAAATGCTTCAGGAATGGAATAACTCCGGTATGGGTGGCTTCACCATTGCGGATCTCGCTGCCCAGCGCACGGATACGGCCAAAACCAATACCAATTCCAGCACGACGTGAAACGTAGTCGATAATTGCGGCTGAAGCTGCACTAATCCCTTTCAGACTATCGCCAGACTCAATCAGCACACAACTGGAGAACTGACGGGTTGGAGTACGGACGCCGGCCATGATTGGTGTAGGCAGAGACAGTTTGAACGTACTTGTAACGTCATAGAAACCTTTGACCATCTCCATACGTGTTTTGCCAGCGCAGTCGTCTTCCCAATTCTGGAACAGACACATGCCTACCAGCATATAGATATGTTGCGGCCCCTCATGAATCTCACCTGTAACACGGTTTTGAACGAGGTATTTGCTTTGCAACTGCACCGTAGCTGCATAGCCAAAAAGATCGTCACGTTTCGGCTTAATGTAATTGCCGAGTTCTTCGATCTCTTCAAACGAATAATGTGTCAGCAAATCCTTGTCATAAACGCCCTTGTTAACGTTCTTGACAATGTGTTGGTAGAAGTTCGGATAGTCGTAACGACCGAAGGCATCTTTGCGGATTTTAAAAATGTTCAGGCAGGCAGCCACCTGTGAGTAATTTGGTGCTTCTGGTGAGATCAAATCAGCGGCAGATTTAACCAAAGCCTCATGCAACTGGCTGGTGGTCATCCCATCAAAAATGCTGGTCGCAGCTCCCATTGCTACAGCGGATGCGCTTACGCCACGAATGCCTTCTACGCCATACATTACGACGCGGTTGTATTTTTCTTCGGATAACGGCTCTGTTTGGCCGTTACGTTTTACGATGCTTATCATGTATCACCAAATAAAGAGGGCCACTAAATATAGTGGCCCATGTTAATAGATAAGCACTTACCTATCAATGAAATCAAATGAGAGACTTAAGAACATCGCGCACCTGGCGGAACTGATCCGTTTGCATACCGGTATGGATGGCAGCCACCGCATCAGCCAAATGTTCGTTTTTGTTCACGAGAACATCCTGTCCCGATTGCTTACGACGCAGCCACGGTGCTTTAGGGTGTTTTTTCGTAGCCCACTGGATAATCTCTTCTTTCGATGTAGTAAGTTTATTGCCAACAAAATGCTTGATTTCGTTTGGAGTGACCTGGATCAATGGCTTATCCACACACGCAAGTACACCGATACAAATACCGTAAGACGTCTGCGAACGAGAGTTTTGGCTCCCAACCGGTAGCTCACAAAAAACCATATTTGCCTTATCAATGATTGGCTTCGCAACACGCCATATTTCACTGGCACGGCGCAGATCGTCGCTATTCACACGAACTGTCTTTTTGTTACTCCCCGCTTTAGTCTCAACAAGAGTAAGGCCGTGAATCTCAAGTTCGTCCGTTTCAAGGTCTAAAGTGCCCACAGCAAGCCCAAAGTTACTCATTGAGGGATCAACACCAACTACGCTGATTTTTTTACTCATATAGTCTCCTTACCATGTTCCCCATATAGGGTTTTCCAATAATCTCGCCTCCAACGAATTGGTTACTATTGCCGTTTGCAACGTTGGTTGGGGATAGTTTGCAAAGTCTGAATACTCATTTTCCTGCGTGACACGTTTATCTACGGCATGTTTAACGCCACTTGCTATGAAATGACGCATGATGCCCAACAGCCTCCGACTGTCTGCACTATCGTTTGCTAAAACATGAGGGAGCTGAAGTTCGATTTCTACCATTTCTCCATACTTACCAACAAACTGTAGTTTGTCCGCACTGTACTTTTTATCCCTCCTTTGGATAAGGAAACCAGTAAAAGCATCACCTGGCGATGCCAAACTATCCACCCGCTTATTGGCAAGTCGAATAAGGTTCGTGAAAGCCATACAGTGATGCGCACCCATTCCCCCAAAGAACCCTTCGCTATTAATGTTAAGATCTTCAGTTTCATGGGATGCAATAAACCCAGGCCCGACGTTGGGAAGATATCCCCCCTCAACAAAAGGATTAATCAGGATCGGCGCAATACATCCAGGTGGTAGTGATTTCAAACTTTGCATCAATGGTGTCTCGGATATTAGACCAAGCAACGCGGCGAATTGTACTCCGTCAATATTGTTGCTGCCCCACAGAATACGTGGAGCCGCACCATTGGAAGTATGCCCATTGATCAGTTTTATCGACTGCATCACTGCAAATACCTGCAAAAACTGCGAGCGGCTTAATTTAAACGACATAGCTGCGCCCCTCTTTAACTTCCAGCGTAATAGTTTCCCGGAACCATGACTTCATCTCTTTATGGGAGATAATCAGCACAGTACCTCGCTCGCGAGCTTTGGACTCCAGAATACCCATGAGGCGTTCAAGACCGGCTGTATCGAGTGCATCGTCAATTTCGTCGCCGATAAACAAATCGATGTTTTTACTCGCCCGGTTACTAACCAGATCCTGCAATGCCAAAGAACACGCAATGCGAACCTTCCGCTTCTCACCACCAGAGAGGGTCTGGAACGACTTACTTGAACCTTTCTTCTGCACACTAATGTTGAATTTGTCGCGATACTCACCTTTTTTAGTGACATCCATCGTCGACCACTCAGCAGTAATATTCCCGTCAGACAACGTATTGAGATACTCGGCAGTGCGTGTATTCAGGAAAGGCGTAACAGACGTCAAAATATGAGAACGCACCCCGGCAGGAGAGTAGACCTGACGAGCTTTTTCCAATAGCAACGTTTGTTCCTGAATAGCCTTCAACTCATCTTTTAAGGACTTGAAGGTAGACTTACTGGATACCAAGTTATCTTCGTGTCTGGCGATAAGAGCAATAAACGGATTAATCTCTTTTGATATACGATCGACCTCAGTACGAGCACGAGTCACAAGAGACTCAATAGCAACAACCTCCTTCTCACGATGACGCAAAGATGAGAGTTGTTTCGTAAGCTCTTCAATCCGGGCAATGATAGCCGTTACATCAGGTGTCGTTTTAACAAGGGCAGACTCAATGCTTAACGCTTTCTCAAGATTCGTTTTGTGTTTAGCCATTGCCTCTGCAAGTGTCTTCGCCTGACCAATTTCCTGACGTGCTTGTTCAATGAAATTCTCCTTCACCGTTGATAGATCTTCTTCGCAGTAGGCTTTGCCACAAGTAGGGCATGGTGATCCCACTTTAGTACCAACCTCTTCTGCTTTGGTCTTAAAATTACGCGCGCGGTTCATTGCATCAGCCTGACTATTTTCTGTAGCTTTGATGCTTGCCCGAATATCAGTTATCGCACCACGCACTTTGAGCAACTTGGCGTCATGTTCTTCTTTTGAGGCTAACTTTTTGCGCTCACTTTCGATTGCCTTCTCGGTATCACGGATCTGTTCGGGAAGAGTGCGGATCTCAAGTTCAACTTCCGTTAACTCAACTTCGGCACTTGCCAGCCCAGCCAAGGCATCGTCATAACGTTTAGAACGCTCTTGTTCCCATGATTCAGAGGAGGCTTTCGCGGACTCAATTTCTGACTGTGTTGCCTCAATGGTCGAGATTGTCGACTCCAATTTGGTTTTAACCACATCCATACGTGCGGCAGCTGCATTAGCTCGCTCACGAGCAATAGCGTAGGCGCGTGTCAGTCTGTCAACGCCAGCGGCTTCTTCTACGATGGTTTTGAGGTTTTTGTCGGACATTCCAGGTAGATCTGGCATAGCTTCTTGGCTCGCATAGATGGAAGCCATGAAAACCTCTTTAGATGCACCGATCAGACGCTCGACGAACTCCTGCGTCAGCGCATCTTTGCCTTTCGTCATATCGCCATCTTCACCACGAACGATAAGACGATTTTTGAACTCTTTGTGTTTACGGTGACGAATGATCGCATATCTCTTGCCTTCATCCTCGATGGTTACTGCAACACGACAGTTCTTTTCATGGTCGGTAGACAACACATCGTCACCCTTCACACCATGAGCTGTTTCGCCATAAAGACACCACATCAGGCTATTCATTAGAGTTGACTTCCCAGAGCCATTACTTGATGCGGAACTATCATCACTATTAACACCCTGAATGAGCACTAAACCACGCTGATCTAACTCGACCTCCGCGCTGGCGATAGCCATAAAATTCTCAACCTGGAGTTTTAAAAACTTCATATAACACCTCTGATACCGTGTGTTAGTTTTTGGCCTTCTTTCAATCTGAACTCCGTATGCGCTGGGAAGGATCTGCGCCTCAATACGCCTTTTCTGGTTAACCTTCCAAGATAAAACGCTACGGGATTTCCTTGTGGCGGGTAGGGCTTGTGAAACATCACCGTCTGGCCTCGTTCAAGTCTTTTCATCGTGATGGCAAAGTCTCGAAAGCTTCCATAACGACTTTGCCTCACACAGACTCCGAACTCTCCGCTTCGGTGAGGATTTCCTGACACAAAATATCCAACTTGCTCAGATCAAATCCGCCGTCAGTATCGTGGACAATCTTGCAATAAGCAGATACCGACTCTCCCAAGCTATCGATTTTGCTGGTTTCCGTTGTGCTTGCTGTACCTTCCATCATTGATGACTTACGGATGAAGTTGCACACGACACCTTTTGCGCCCATTGTTTTGAGGATATTCTGGTACTTAATGCCTTCTTCATCGTTCTCAATTACGGCGCGGAAACGCACGTAGTTGCCGCGAATTTGGTCATCGGCAACATAATCTTCTAGGTTAATGAATTTAGGCGCACTGGTTTCGTAGTGACTGAAACTGCCGTCCGGGTTTACGATCATGTAACCAGCCAGAGATCCAACATCTCCCCAATTTTGATGGGTCAGTGCACCGACACTGATAACTCCAGGAATGACCTCTTTGTGGTTGTGGTAATGCCCACTAAGCACGAGACGAAAGCCGATATCCTTTAACTCCTGCGCATCGATACCGACGTCAGGCATTGTTGGAATGGCTTTGTTAATGGATGTATGGATAACAACGTCATGATTATCACCTTCTACGCTCTTACGTAATGCTTTCAGATCGCTGATAAGCTCTGCATGATTGTTACGCCAGCTAATCAGGTGGACAGTTACATCACCAATTTTTATTGAGTGTGGGCGCTTGCCACATACGATTACCACGCCGATAGAACTCAGCGATGCTGCTGCGTTGGCGCTATATACTGAATCGTTGGTTTCAAGATCGTGATTACCGGCCAGCATTACTACTGTCAGATCAAGCTCGTTGATAATCCACTTGTACGTTTCAGTTACGTAATGCAAAACAGAAGGGGACACAGTTCCTCGGACGTGAAATGTATCACCGGCAACCAACATGTACTTACAACCGGCCTTCTTCATGGCGATGGCTGCTTCTTTCGTTGCTTCCAACTGTATTTCAAGTCTGGAGTTAAGCCCCTCAGCGTTCGTCGTGGAGAACGCATCCCATTTGTGGTAGTGGCAGTCAGAAATGACGCCGTATGGCAAAGTCATGTATTTTTCCTTTGTGTTTATTTTGATACAAATTCTAAGAGCAATGAGGAGGTAAACAACTATGCATAACGGTATGTTAGGAATGAAACGAGCGCCTTAATATACAAAATTTATAAGTAAGTATATACCTATTTATCGTGGCGCAACTTTGCTTGTCTGTATGACTAAAAATAAGACAGGATCACTGTAGAACGCTATGAGAGCTATTTTGAGGGGGCGTAGATTCTATCTACGCCAATATACGATCTGGAGGGTTACAGCGCGTCAGTGGGCTTTTTACGCGCTGCGTTTATGCTTATGACGCCAGCTTTTGGACGTGGGTCAACAAGGTTAAGCTCTTCTTCGCTGTGGTATTCGAGGTCGAACTCACGTTTTACATGTCTGATGTAGATTGCGGTGAGCAGGCTATCTTTGGTCAGAAAGTGTCCGTAGGATTTGCGGATCACTTCTTCTACCTTCTCGATTTTCTCACCACCCATACAGAGATGATTAAACCGGCTGTGTTTCCGCAACATTTCGTCTACTGGGCCTGAGTAAACCTTGTCTACTTTCCCAAAACGGATGATTTTCCCTGTGTCTGCGGATACGAGGCAAATCAGCTTGTCTGGTGATAAACGATCTCGCCACGTCACACCTGAACGGAGTGTGTTGAAGTAGGGAGCATCCAATCCGATGATCGGTTTACGAAATGCGAGTAATGGAACGTACCTGATGCAACTGTTTAAATGAAAATTCACACCAGCCTTATCAAGTTTAATTCTGGTTTCGTAGATCGGGCACTTCGCCGCTATACCGCAGATGTCACAAAGCAATTTCTGCTTATTCAGGTTGGAATTTGATTCGATAGTGTAGGAGCCGTCTTCAAGACGACGAAACCAGCGCGTGCGTTTTAGATCCATATGTCATTTTTCTGTGATTGTTAGCCGAGGCAACGATAACCCACCAGGTGCGCCGAAGGTAGTAAATGCCTGTTTTAATTATTCACATATCCACAGGATAGATCCTAATAAAGAGATCCATAGATAGATCCTTGTATAGATCAAATAAGATCCCCGATCGCTGTAAGCCGCGCCACGACTGGTCTGAAGCCATGTTCATGTATGCTGTCAGCGGTAATTGATAGTCTGTCAGCGGTTCACCGTATGCTGCCAACTGTTTTTGGTATTCTGTCAGCGGCAAATCAAGTATGCTGTCAGCGGTTGAATGACAAAGGTGTCCACATGTCCACAAAAAATAAAAAAGGTAAAAATAACAAAGAAGTAGAAGATAACATCGACAACTTTGAAGAAGGTTCCCTTGAATTGTACACAGGGGAACTTGTCCCTAATAGCAACAATACAGTCCAACCAATTGCGTTGATGCGACTGGGGTTGTTCGTCCCCACGCTTAAGGGAACAAAATACAGTAAACGTAACAAGCCAAATGAGATCGATGCTTCAAAGGAGCTTGTCCAGCTCGAAGTAGCCCGTTCTGAAGGCTATTCCGATATCAAGATAACCGGTCCTCGCCTGGACATGGATCATGATTTCAAAACGTGGGTGGGCGTTGTGCGTTCGCTGGCAGAATACGGCGAACCTAATGGTCGTGTCGAGTTAAGCATCACGAAATTTGCGAAGTTTTGTGGCTATCCATCGTCACAGATCCGCAAAACACTCCGCGACCGGCTTACAAACAGTCTTTTGAAGATCATGCGTACAACTCTGTCTTTCCAGAGAACGTATGAAGAAAAGAACGTCGACGGCTCTAACAAGATCTCGCTTCTGATGGTGCACCTCATCAATAGCGTGGACTACAACGAGCAGAAAGATACGGTGGTGTTCTATGCAGAACCGAAGCTGGCCGAACTATATCGCTTTGACCATAAGGTTCTTTTGCAGTTAAAGGTTATCAATAAGCTACCACGCAAAGAAACAGCACAGGCTCTGTACACCTTCATCGAAAGTCTTCCAACCAAGCCTGCGCCGGTATCGCTTGCTCGATTGCGTGCGCGACTCAATTTGAGTAGCAGGAATGTAAGCTCGCAGAATCAGACTATACGTAACGGCTTAAAAGCTCTCCAAGATTTGGGCTATCTCGAATACAGCGAGATTAAGCGAGGGCGGTCGATCTATATCCAGATTCACAGCCGTAATCCAAAACTTAAAGTCGCACCGCCAAAACCTGAAGACATCGAACCCAAAAAACCAGATGAGAAAGCCGGGGAAATTGATGCTAAACAGAACATTATCAACAAGATAACTGAACTTTCGCAGAATTTGACGCCTGAAAATATCAAGATGATTGAGATCCTTTCCAATAGTCTCAAACTGCTTTGATATGCTGTCAGCGGTGAAATGTATGCTATCAGCGGCTATTTTTCTGAAATGTATGCTGTGAACGGTTAAAGATATGCTACCAGCGGTATAGTGAGATGAACGTATGCTGTGAGCGGTAAATCATCTATCACCACTCAATGCTCTGTCATACCTCCCCAGTGGTTACTAACCTCGAAGAGTGCATTCCATATAGGTTTGCGCTCACTAACATTCTATTGCTATTGCGCTGATTGCTTGTAGTGAAAGGCATTTATTGCCTGCTGCTCCCTGATAGAACGTATGCTGTCAGCGGTGTTTTATTGAGGAATTTTTGTTTGGATATGCTATCAGCGGTAATTAATGGCATATGTCAGACCTTCGTATGCTGCCAGCGGTAATTTTGTTCTGGTTATACCCATACCGGTACACATTATTCATGCAATGTCTTAAGTATGCTGTCAGCGGTAAAAAATCGAGTAAAGTATGCTGTGAGCGGTGAGATAGACTCTCGATATGCTATCAGCGGCAGTTGATTGTGTATGCTGTCAGCGGTGACGACTATGAAATATGACTGCGGAACGTGCCGCAGTCAGTTTGCATTTAGTGTATTTTCTTCAACAGACCCCAAAGTGTTCCGGCTTTTGTAGTCAGTTTTCCTGTTTCTGGATCGTACATACGCCATTCACGCCGCTGGTGGACGATATACCCATCTTCACGTTCCAGACGCTCAAGAATGCCAGGCTGCTTGAAACCCTTAGCACGCCAGTATCCGCTTGTTTTCTCGATTTCCAGACCTGCCAGTGTTAATGCCATTATCCAACCTCCTTGCAGTCATCGAAAAGGTAGCTTTGCTGAGAAGCGTGAACGCCATAGAAGCCCTTGTATTTGTTGTATACGAAGTGGTCTTCTCCGACGCCGGTTAATTTGCCATTACGGTTTGTGAGATATGGGGATGACAATACTCGATCGTCACGCACAACATAGAACTGGTCGCCGCTGTCTACGACCATCGCTCCATATGGTGCTTTTATGACGTCGGTAAGAGCGCCATTCTTAACGTCGGCTACAGACATTTCACACTGATAAACAGTGGTGTCGGCCACAACGATCGAAGAAAGGAACAACAGCGCGAATGGGATGGCCTTCATGCTGCCACCTCTTTGATTACATCAAATGCTGAATTAAATACGAGCACGATAGCCAAAGCGTTTATGACTACGTCGTTCACCGGGGAAAAGACTTTACGAATGACACCAGTGAAAATGCAGTCGATGACAAAAGCTATTGATACGATGAGCAACAAGTATTCAATAAAAATCTTCATGATAGGTAGATACTAACTTATATAAATTTTACTGTAAACTCACTCAAAAGTGCTGATGCTTAAAATACGCTCAATATGTGCGGCATCTTCATCACTGATTTGTTGAGTCTCTTCTACGTACCAACAGTTGCCGTTATGCCAACAAACACCATCATCATCAACCATCACTGAATCAGCGTCATGACCTGTATATTCAACGAGAATACGCTGGATCAGCGCGTCAGTTTCTTCGTCGTTAAGGCCATCGGCTTTGACGATAAAAAGCGGAAATGCGTCATAGACAGTGCTGGTAACGATTCGAACTAAAACTCTCATGTGTTTTTCCTTTTGTGGTTAGTGTTTACTTATTTTGTTAGTTATGAATAGGCGATCAATCTTCTTGTTTAGGGAAAACTGTTCAATAACTCTGTCAACGGCTGTGTCTATATGGAGTAGATGCCACACAACCATATCTTTGCTCCCCATGCCTTGTGTGAATATCACGTCAAACTTACGCCATGCGCAGTGGAACCAATATGCTGAGTCATCAATTGGTAAATCCTTTCCCGCCTCTTTGAAGTATTTCAGCAGCATTGCTTGCTCTGCCGTTGGCGTTGGACCTATTTCCTGAGCGTACATACGGATAAATCGCTGCCAGTCTGTCTCGTCGGTTGTCGGATTTGGTGGATTCATTTCGGCGATAGCGTTTCGTAGCTGATGCGCCCAATCAGGTTCAGGAAAGCCTTTTGATACTTCATCATCAATAACATCCAGAGCCGCGTTTGCGGCATCGTAGAGTTTCTTAATTGCTGCCATGTTTTACTTCTCCTTATAAATAGGAAAATAATCACCTTTGAAAAAAATAAAGCAAAGATATATTCACTCCGATACAAGACGTTTATATGCTTCAATATCTCGCCGTGCTTCACCGAGCTTCCTTCTTAGATCCATATTTTCCAATTCAAGTTTCTCCATGTCTTTTTGGTATCGATCGCGGTGTTCTTTCCATGCCTTCCGATACGCCTTCATGTATGTCGTATTAGCTTTTCTCTTTGCCTGACGAACAGCATGGTGGTTTTTTATAAACCAGTCAGGGTCGTTAAATGCGGCCAGAGCACATTTATACCAATAATCGGTTGACTCTCTGTTTAACCAATGAATGGTGATAAACGGCAATCTAATGGACAGAATTTTTCGTTTCGATTCTTTGAAACCGAACATATGTCCTTTTTTTATCTTTAAACCGAACCCAGGTTGAATTAAAAGCATTGTCAGTACCTCAGATGCATTTATGGCAGTAATTCTTTACCGCTTTCCATTTTGGTGATAGAGACAGTAGGATCATCGTTAATGCATGATTCTGTGCCTAATGCTGCTAACCCTTTACGCATAACCGTGCCCGCAACATACGCCTCAATCTCCGCCTTTCCAGATGAGACAATTTCATCCATTTGTTCCTGCATTAATTCGGTAGCAAAGCACAGATTTTCAGGAAGGTTAGCTACAGCAGATGCTAGTTTTCTATATAGTTCTTCAAGGTCACGTTTTCCAGCTCTTCCTTTTTTCACAAGTTCACCTAGCTCTGAAACTTGCTGATTAAGTCGATCAATCTCACTATTCGTAGCGGCCTTTATTTGATCGTTGAATTTTTGCCGAATACTTTTTTGCTCGGCAATATCATGAACTCTAATTGAGTCTCCAATGGTTTTATATGAAATAGTGCATGGCACACCTTCGCCCACTCCAAAACTGCTAACCATAGCAGCCCATTGTGCCTGGCTAAGTCTAATTTCAACTAAAGGCCGTCTATTGCAACTTCTTTGTGGGCGGGTTCGTTCATTGTCTAAGGACAGTTCCGCCTCGTAAACGCCTATTTCAATATAGTCTCTATGTTCCAGTTCTGAATCAAATAGGCGAATGCCAGTTGTGCTAACACGGCTTGTTTTCACAAGACCGAACGCTGGATGTGTTTGAATTTTTTCCCCATGTTTATTAAGGGTCGTTTTTGGTTCTTCAATTTTTCTTTTCATCTTATTAACCTCTATGCTTCATGCGTAAAGCTAAATGACAATTTTTTTTAATATCCGGCGTATTCGTATTCTTCATTTAGACCGTATTCTTGTGGAGTGATACCAGGACAACATAACTCAAAGGCGAACTTGCGCCATTTGATTTTTTCTTCTGACGATTGTTTGTTATTCGCCGGTGCAATGTAGTCATATTCCCATTTGCCGTTGCGAAGTAAAATGAATCCGCAGTTATTGCCGAAGTCTTCGTCTGCATAACGTATTACAAACTCAAGGTGCGGGAACTTTCTAGCCATCGCTTGATAAATTGGTTTTGGCATAGACCAGGCTGTTTCAAAGCGAATCACCAACTCACCACCAGTTGCGGCATGTCTTGCAAGACGTTTTTTATAGATTCGTTTTGCATATGCTCGAACGTGTGTATGGCGGAAATTATGGCCGTACTTAATACGTGTAGGGATACGTTTTACGGGCATTTCGATGTTGTAGGCATTCCATTTTGTTCCCCAATTAGCTCGCGACCAGTCAAACCATGAGTAATAGCCATAGCGACGATAATTCTCAAGCCGCATAAGAGCCTGCTCTTTGATTTTGCGAATTTCCTTGCGTGTCATTCCTGATTCACGCATAGCTAATTCGACCTGTTCTGGAGTCTTTAATTCACCGAACATGTGGTCGTAAACTGTTTCGCCCGCCATTGCAGAGGCCATGCGCCTGATATGATTGTTTTCTTCCATTTCTATACTTTTCGGACGTCTGCAAATGGTATTAAAGTCAATTAGACCTTTTTTGTTAGTTATGGAACGTATGAAATCTAAGCGTTGTTTATTTGTACCACCTATGACTCGGATTTCGTTTGTAATGTGGTTGGGCATAATTAACTTAACCTTTTAACAAATTGTTTTCTTGTGTGTGATAATAACGAGAATAAAACGGCGTCCAACTGGACGCCTGATCTTCTTAATGAGAGTTATTTCACTGTAATGAAAGGAGTGTTAGCCCCTTGAGTCATGTACTGCGGTAACTGGCCATTCCATTTATTGATGGCTTCCAGCTCCATAACGTTCGGGTTTTGACGCAGAGCTTCACCGCGCAGACGAATGGCGTCGGCTTCTGCTTGCGCACGAGCACGGATAGCATCAGCTTCACCATTAGCCTGTTCACGTAGCATATTCGCCTCAGCTTTACGCTGTTCAACTTCCTGCTGACGTTGCAGAGTACGCTGGTTAGCCGTTACTTTGGCGTTGATAGATTCAATGACGGTTTTTGGGTAATCAGGCTTTCCAACCCATGACAGGCTCAGTACCTCAATACCAACCGGAGACATCTCTTTCTGAATATCTTTCAGTGCGTTGTCCAGCAATTGCGCCTTACCACCGTCGATAAATGAGTCAGTGGTCATACGGCTTGCCAAACGGTTTAGAGAGTCGGCAATTTTCTGACGCAGATCTGATTCGGTGATATCGTCTACGCCTTTGCGATAGGTCTGGAACACCGTCGTTACCTTGTCACGATTAACCAGATACGCAACGCCAATTTTGTGACCAATAGCAGTACCGTCACTCATCTGGAATGTGAACGGCTCGTCGTAGGTCTTCATTTGTTTGAAGGTCGGGAATACGTAAAGTTCGGTGTTAAGACCTGTCCATTGGCGACCAACGCCAACTACTTCACCAATCCCTTTGTCTTCACCTAATTTGTTTACTTTGATGCCAACGTATCCAGGCTCCACGCGATCGCAGCCAGTAAGACCCATTGTGCAAATAGCCGCCAGAGCAACTGCAAGTAAACCTTTCTTCATTACTTATTTCCCCTTTGCTTTGATTAATGAGTTGATAAACTTACGACCAGCAATAAGACCGATTACAGGAGCACCAAAACCAACGATAACTCCAAACATGACGGCTAAATCACTCTTGGTAGAAATCAGCGACGGAACCAGTAAACCGTAGATGAGAGCCACTGAAAGGCCTGTGGCTACTGCCAATAGATAGATTTTGATCATGTGTTTTCCTATGTGGTTGTTATGCGAAAATAATAAGTAAGTGCTTATATATTTTCAAGAGATAAAAAAGGCGTCCTATGGACGCCTTGTGTTTACTCTTCTACTGACTCGGTGGGGTTGTCTTTTGCTCTTCGGTCGTCGATTGCCTGCAAAGCCGCAATGATTTCAGCCAGTGGCTTCTCCCGATACATCTCGACGATCTGCGATTTGGTGTATTTCTTGTCACCAATTTCAACTCGCCCGCTGGCGTTCTTTGGCAGGTATCCTTCTTCCAGCATGTACTCGACGAGCGATTCGATAACGTCGAGGCCACGAGTAGGATCGAAGTAGAATTTCCAGGTGCATTTGCCATAAGGTGGTGCAACTTTGTTTTTGATGCACTCTGCGCCTACGTCCTGGCCGATCTTCTCTTTACCATCCTTCATCACCGATGCACCAAGACGGATACGTACAGAAGCGTAGAACTTCGGTGAATCTCCACCTGGCGACGTAGTAGGGTCGCCAAACATTACACCGATTTTTGTGCGAACCTGATTCAAGAATATGATGCAGGCGTTGTATTTGCGTGCCCACAAAGCCAGAGTAGGGAAGTTCGCACTCGTCGCACGAGCCAGTGCCGTATTGTCGTTCATGTTTAGCTGATCTTTGTCTTTGGCAGTGCCTTCAGCCATCTTTTCGAACTTCTCGGCTTTGGAGTTCGGAACCATAGACGCAAGAGAGTCAGCCACGATACAGATAGGTGCTGATTCAGGGATAAGCTCTTCATCACGTACCAATTTAAGTATTGTGCCGATCAACTCTACAGAGTCTTCGAAGGTGTCAGGCTGCTTGTATACCCACTGACCGTCATCCTCATCTGCGTTCAGGCCATTGGCTACAGCCAGGCCAACGTCAAAACTGTTTTCATGATCGAGGAATACCGCCAGACCATCTTGTTTTTGAGCGGAGATCATCGCTGCTGTTGCAAGGAACGTTTTCCCTGCACTTGGAGGACCGAATACTTCGACGATACGACCACATGGGAAGCCGCCATCGTAACGACCAGAAATAGCTTTGTTTAACGGTGGAAAGCCTGTATCAATCCAATGAGTTACTTTCTGAATTTCGTCGTTGCTACCGATTTTCTTTTTCAGAGCAAGTGCCAGTGCGGATTTTGCTTTTGCCATGATCAGGCTCCTTTTGTTTCGTTGATTCGTTTTAAAGCGACGGATTCGTCGAATACAATCGCATCGTGGTTAAGGAGTCTGGATACACGAGCGAGGATTTTTACGACCTGCTCGCTGACTAATCCAAACTCGCGATCTGTCGCTTTCATTCCGGCAGCGCCTAGAATTGACGGCAGTGCGATGACAGCGTACTCACCGTGATAAAAGACAATCTCTTTTGCCAGTTGGGCAGGGGTGGTTGTAGCGCCATTAATAATCGATTTAAGCATTAGCAATACCTTTCGAATGGAAGAACAAACACTTCAAGGTCTTCAAGGAACGAACGGAAATTCAGCTCGTAGCACAGTTGCTCGAATGCTTTCACGTCACGATTGCCTTTGATTGTTTCGATTTCGGTAGGCGGAAACTTCGTCTCAATCAGGTTCATTAGCGTGATGTTTCTCTTGAACGCTTCGAGCATTCGACAGCCTGTTTTCTCGTTGAAGGCATTCTTCGCTAGTTTGTTGAAGGCGGTCTTATGACGCCCTTTATTAACCACGATTGAGCCGTCGTTGATGCCGCGTACCATCGTTGCGACACTTCCCCATTCATGCAGCAGCTCTTTCGCACCGCCAGCACCAATGCCACCAACACCGCTAATGTTGTCCGATTTATCGCCTTGTAATGCTTTTGCTTCCAAAAATGCGCGAGGAGTAGCGAATCCTGTCAGCTCCGCAAATTGCTCAAAATTAACCTGCTTGTTTTTGGCGTCTTCGCGCAGGCTTACCCAGCTTACGTTTTCGCGAACTAACTGAAGCCAGTCGCTATCGCCTGTTAACAGATAGATGTGTTCAACGATTGGCTGCGGTGCAATGCTGGCTACCAGCAGCCCGGCCAGATCATCCGCTTCTGCATCTTTTGCAATGAGTTGGGTAACTCCAAGCGCGGTCATCATTTTGAGGATGTATGGCTTCTGGATAGCAAAGCCTTCCTTCATCTTTTTCATATCAGGATCGTCGTCGCGATTTGCTTTGTAGTCCGGGTAAAAGTCGCGACGCTTGTCACTAAATCCATCCCAAAGAATCATAGGTCGGGCATGGAGGATGGAGGCATAACGACGGACGTTCTTAACAAAGCCGAAAGCAGCCTGTACTTCCATTTCGCCGTTGTGCAATTTGTCAGATTGTTGGTGGTAATAACCCAGGCTATTGCCATCTACGAAGAGATAATTCACCGGTACATTCCTTCCAAAAAGTAAGGCGTCCGTAGACGCCTTACTGGTCACGTAATGGGATTACAGAGAGTCCAGCTCTCTCAGTAGGTCATCCAGACCTTCATCTTCCGTCGCAGATGCGGCTGCTACAGATGTCGCTGCGACTGCTTCAGACTCTTTGACTGATACTGCAACGGCAGCGGAACTTGCTTCTGGTTTAAATTCAGTTTCAACGGCACGGAGGATTTCTTCATCAACCAGACTGGTTGGTTCAGAAGCTGGGGTGTGAGCGGTAGCTACAGCAGTCGCACCCTCCGTATGACCAGTGACAGAGCCAAATCCAGGCAGTGCCGCGGCCGATGTTTTCGCGGTTGAGGAAATTGCTGGTGCAGATGCTGCGGCAGTTGGTGCAGCGATGCCAATCAGACGACCCATAGTGCGAACTGTCGACAGAAGACGAGTTTCATCAGCCTGATTTGCGTATGCGATCAGATCATGCTGGGTGTTCCAGAATTTATCTTCGATATCGCCTTTGTAGACTTTACGCTTAGGCGAGACGTCATATTTGGTATCGCGACCAGAGCCAGTACGTTTAATCAGGAATGCGTAGCCTTCCTCTTTGCTCAGTGGATTGCCGATATCATCAGCGATGTCTTCGGTGATTGCTTTGCAGATATCATCGAATACAGTAGACGGCAGCTCGATTAACTGGCATTTCTCAGCATCTGCGAAATCCTCACGAGCAGAAAGAATGCCGTTGACCAGGTAGCGAGGAGTGGCACGCATTTGACCGATGCGTTCTTCCATTGCTTTGTTACCCTTGTGACGAGCGCGACCTTCCATCACCATTTCGCATAGCTGACAAGCGCGACCGTGAGTATGTTGCTCACAAATATAAGCGTTGGTTGCTTCTTTACCTTCCTCGTTCTGATACTTAACGTAGTGCATACCGAAAGTCTGGAAGAACTTACCGTTTGGGTCGTCTTTATTCGGGAAGATACGGATATAGTTGACGCCATCTTTTAAACGAGTCAGATCAACGTTGTTACCACGTTTGGCGGCAATGTCTTCACGAGTTTTGTTAAGCAAATCAAGTAATGTCTTAGACATGTGTTTCTCCTTGTTGTGATTTGGCCGATGGCGCTATGCGCGTTGGGCTTTCGTTCATTCGTGGCTCTTTTGAGTTGTTAAATGATAGATCAGTACTTACTTATTATCTATCAAAAATCAACGGGGGGTAATAAAGCGTTCAGAGCCTAATCGCTCTAATTCAACGATGGCCATCTTTGACGCCTGAACGATCATGTCTCGGCGATGCGAAAAGGCGGCGACAGCATGTTTGTATATGTCTGCGATGTGCCGTGCTTCATCCAACTTCTGCCGTTTAGACAGATACTGTGGGTTTGTTTTAACCTTAGCGTCCAGTACAGACTCGTTGAACTTAATGCCGTTCATACTCAAGTTCTTACGCTCTGTGTCGTATAGCTTTGCTTCAACAGCTTCAAGGTTAAGTTTTGCCTCTGCGACACTTCTTTCTGCATGAGCGAGTTTTGAGCCATACTCCATTAAAAGGCGGGGTTGTCTACGCCAGACTTCCTCCAGATTGTCTCGGTCAAACTCGAGATCAGACATTATTTTCTCGTAAATATCGGTGATCATGTGCTTTCCTTTTTACTTATCATTTTATATTGATTATATCATTGTGATGATAAGGCAAGGAGTTCGAGGATAGGGGATATGAGGGGATAAGGGAAAACATGGCCATAGAGGCCATGTTTATTGGATCACGTCTTAATAGTTTCTGCTACGTCGGCTAATATAGCTTCTAGTCGTTCTCCCTCTTCAGGTCTGAAGTAAAGAATGTTGGGGTTAAACCCGTAAAAGACAGTAACGTCAAGGTCTGGAAGATACTCCTTCCTGCCGACCAAATCGGATGGCTTGTTTTTGTTGTTAAACAATGAAGTTGCCCGGCTGCCACACGTCAGCACATAGGTCGGACGCACCAGATTGATCTCTTCACGCATAAAGTCGGTGAACTGGCCGATCTCGTCTTTGGTGTAGTCTTTTTCTTTGTCTTTAACCTTCTTGCAAACTCCTGTGACATAGAGATCGCCCATGCGTAAATCTCCAGCCGTCAATAGCTTGGCCTTAAAATCGTCGTATCCGTTTTCCATGAAGTAACCGGTTCGAGTATCATTGCCGTTCGCATTGTCCAGAATGATCATGATTTTCGGCTTAATACCAATGCTGGGGCGGATTAGTTCATCACCTAAGCCCATTTCAGCCGCCATCCGCGTCATGAGTACGTTAATTTCAGCCGAACGTTTGGGGTTCATCTCAAACGGACGTGAGGCTTTAACTGCGTCTATGACAAGGTTTCCCATCAATTCAGCCTGGTCGCGTAGGCGCTCTGGATCAGTTGCTGGCAGACTACCTGGCTCGATGGATGCAAACGCCCCTACTTTTTGCAGCGATTCGCGCACTCGACTATTACAGGCACGTTTCTCGACAGCTTCTTCGAATTGCGCCAGTGACTCGAATTTGCCGCCAACTTTTTCTCGTGCTCTCATGATGGCCTGGCAGCCATTCTCAGAACAACCTTTCACAGCAGAGAAGGGCGCATACAGCACCTGGCTGCCATCTTCAAGCGTGCGGATCTCGATTCGGTTAGATGACATGTTAACGTCTGGTGGTAATACGCGAATACCATAGGTCAGCGCATCTTTAACCAGCCCCTGGTGTTTATCTTCGCCAAGAATAGTGAGAGCAGCAGCGAAAAACTCTGCGGGATAATGAGTTTTCAACCACATAGATTGATAACTGATTAAGGAGTAAGCAACAGAGTGTGATTTGTTGAACTGGTAGGCACCATTCTTTTCGAATGCGGTCCAGATCTCCTTCGCTTTCATCTCTGATAGCCCTGGATGTGACGCTGTAACGCGTACTGCGTTTATAGGTAGTTTTGCGCCGTACTCAAGTGCCTCTTCGACAGTTTTCAGAGTTCCGTCTTCGCATTTAAAATGTTCCGCACGGTGAATGCGCTGTGTAGTGCCATCTTCCAGCTCAACGTCTATCCAGCCAGCTTGAGCCTGAACGATGAACTTCTCGCCCATGCTCTTCATTTTTTCCATGTTCTTCTTACCGATTGCGGAACGCACACCGTCAGCTTCAGCCATTGTGAAGCCGGCAAGCAATCGAGTCGCGTTCATCGTCTGTTCCTGATAGAGAATCACGCCATTTGTTTCCGCGGTAAGTTCATCAAGAACGGGGTGTAATGATTCCGGCGTCATAAAGCCTTTGGCGACAGAAACATAGTCATCCAACATGCCTGATTGAATTGGCCCCGGCCGGAAGAGCGCAGTTGTAGCGACGACCGTTTTAAAGCTCATTGGCTCAATTCCACCACCTAAATCTTTAAGCAGCTTGCGCATTGGGCCTGATTCAAGCTGGAAAACACCTTGAGTGTACCCAGCAGCAAAACCATCCAGCACCTTGCGATCTTCAAGAGAAATGGCATCAAGATTGATGTCTTCCCCGGTACTCTCTTTGATGTAGCGTTTTGCACTATCGAGCAAATCGAGAGTTGCCAGACCAAGCACGTCCAGTTTAATTAGGCCCATAGCCTCGCAGTAACGCTTGTCAAATGCGATACAACGCGCGTCACCACGGCGCTCAACCGGTGTACGTTCTGTCAGAGGAACACCTGCTACGATCATCCCTGCCGCATGTCTACCAAAGCCACGCATAAGGCTTTGTAACTTGCAGGCTGCATTGAATGCATCAGGATATTTTGTTGCGTATTTGTCGAGACTTGCCAGTTGTTCGCGCAGTTCTTCCAATGGAAGGCTATCATCCTCGACGTTCTTCAGTTCTTTTGATACCGCCATATCTGCGGACTCCACACCATAAATACGAGCGGTGTCACGTAGTGCAGAGGCGGCGCCCAGGTAGGTGAAGTTCGGAATGCCTGCAACGTAATCTTCGCCGTAGCGTTCATTCAGATACTCGATCACCTCATGGCGACGTGCCTGGCTGAAGTCCAAGTCCGCATCCGGCAAGTCGAGACGCTCAGGGTTGATGAAACGCTCAAACAGAAGACCGTGACGGATTGGGTCGACGTTGGTTATGCCTATGCACCACGCCACCAGAGAACCGGCAGAGGAACCACGACCAGGCCCAACGGGAATGCCAGTTTCACGACTATGATTCATCAGATCGCGCACCATCAGGAAGTAACCACAGAATCCCAGGCGAGTCAGCGTGTCCATTTCGTACTTTAGCCGCTCAACATAAACCCTGTTCTCAGAAGCAGGTGGTGTGTAGCCAAACTCTTTTGTGGTAAGACGTTTACGCAGCCCTGCAACAGCCAGTTTCATCAGCGTTGCAGGCTCGTCGTCTGCCATCTTTGGCAGTGCTGGCGGCAATTCATGCCAGCGCCATGTGCAGGCATCGATAATGGTATCCTGCGTTGTTGAGGCCATTGCAGCTGTTACCGGCACATCCATGCGAACGGAGAAGGTTTTAAGCGCCTCAAGGAGATGGCGGCGACCATTGATGGCGTTATCTCGCTGGTGGGGGATACGCAGACGATGCGGCTGGTCGATTTTGATGTTGTTCGTAACCATGTGCGCAATGTCTTTAATGTCAGCATCGTCGATCGATTCGTAATAAGCGGGATAAAACGCTACTGGCTCTATTTTCAGTGCGCTGGCAACTTTCATCGCCCGGACGTTAATCTGGTCGTAGAATGGGGTAGGGTGCGGATAAACCACACTATAGAAGTTGTCTTTTCCACCCGCTGTAATCAGTGTGCTTATGATTTTTGCAAAATCGTTGCGTTGGAACACGCTACCGATGTCGGAAGTGAGCAGGATGATGTTGCCTTTGGCATATGTAGAAACCAACTGTTCGAGCGAGAGACGCGGTACAAAGTAGAACTGTTCTCGTGTGTTGGCCACCGTCATTAGTTCGCAGATGTCGCGATATCCTTGCTCATTTTTAATTAGAGCGGTAAACGAGTAGTTGCGTCCTCGCTCTAATGATTCCATACACCTCTTAGATTCTTTAGCAAGTTTAGCTCGGTGCTCGTATGTGGGATCATCAACGATGTTTAGTTTCACACCACAAATAACCGCCATGTCGTCACCAGCGGCACGTTGTAGTGGAATAACACTCGCAATATTCATGCTATCTGCTGAAATTACAGCGGTGTAGCCAGCTTCTCTGGCAATCTTCACCGCGTTTTCTGCTTTTAAAGCCGACTCCCCAAGTGAGAAGTCAGTTCGAACCATCAGTGCCTTCATGTGTTTTTACCTTTCTGGTTTTTTTGATTTTGTCATTGGGGAAGCCTACGAACTTCCCATGCATCGAAATCGCAACTTCTTTTGCTGATTGGTGACAATCGGGCTTGTCTGGACACACCAGACAAGCCTTACCAGTTTCAGAAGCAGCGATAAGAGAGCCGAAACATCCTTTACGCACGATCAACCAAATATTTTTTGAACAACTTCACGAGCCGCTTGTGCAGAAGCTGAAGGGAGTTTGTTAATGAAAGAACGTTCAATACCTGTCACAAAGTCGCCTCGCATCATTCCAATCTTGGCCGACAACAAAAGTTCACGAGGGCCAATTGGCTGACTGATAAGGTGTTCTTCGTATCCATCGCGAACGATACCGGCAAACTTAACCATCTTTTCTGCGTATTCATCCACGATACCGGCATTTATCAACATGTTGATCTCTGCCTCTTTGCTCATGTATTTCACATTCGAAACGATGCCAAAACGCGAAAAGTTCGCGGCGTTCTGGATGTTTGTACCCTGGTACAAGCCGGTTTCATCACCAGATCCGTTCGTGTTGCCAGTGCCAATGAAAGCAAACCGTTCATGCGGAGTAATGCGACGCCATTCTGGAGTCGCCTCTTTGATGACCAACGCTTCACCTTCCAGCACTGGCTGATACACGCCAAGAATCTGTGGAAACGCAAAGTCGTATTCATCCGCGAGGTAAACCCAGCCATGCTTCATTGCGAGCGCAAGCAAGCCAGGCTCGAAATACGTAGAGCCATCACGCGCCAGAATTTGCCCCGTAACATGTGTCTCTTCCATTGATGCTGTATGTTGGGCACGGATCAACGGACGATTGAGCAAAGCACATAGCTGTGTAGGCAATGACGATTTGCCTGTTCCTGCATGACCCCACAAATAGCCAGGTATGCCAAGTTCAAGCATCATGAAAATATCTTTGATCAGTTCGAAGTCGCCATATACGTAGCCCTTCTTCACTTCTGGAACGAACTCTGGATACGGCGTATTGACGTTGACGCTAACCATGAGCGGCGTCCCACGTTTTGTTCCGAGTTCTTCCACTGTTACGTTTAGCAGTTCGTGAGCTGCGACCAGATCTGTCTTGTACTCAACTGTGCCTGTGTAGCCAGGGCTACTGGTCAAGCCAGAAGATTTGGCCATTTCGCTTTTTTGCTCGGCACGTTTAGCTTGAATTGCATCAAGTGCCTTTTTCGATAGCGTTGGCTCATCTGGAAACTGCGTTGTGTACATTTTCAGTACGGTGTCAGGATCGGCATCTTTTACTGACTCAGGAATGCCCTCGCAATTACCATTGGCTACATGGGACTTAAAATAGTGAAATGATTTGCCGCACCACTTGCAAACAAGGTAATCAGAAGGATTTTTTTCATTTTGCAGTGCAGTAGTCGTCATGCGTTTTTCCTTTGTTCTCTAATGAGCGTTCAACTTCTTATATAAATATACCATTAGCTATCGTAAGTAGTTACTTATCGTTAAGGCTGTTTTATTCACTTCAAAATGATACGAGATAGTTCAGTAACTACAGATGAACCAAGACTATCAACGCTCGTTACCAGGGCATGATTTGAGTAAAATCTCTCCGGTGCGTCAGTCATGATGCCAATTGCCATCAAATCAATGTCAGTCTGCGTTTCAATTTGCTTAGCAACCGAACGCAAATGGGCGTCAAAACCTCTCCCAACAGCCCACGGCGCGCCATCACTCAGAACAAGCATGATCTTCCTGTCCTCCATGCGACCTGAAAATAACGATGCAAGGCTGGCTATGCTTTCACCATCCACGTTATTAAGAAGTGGGAATGTGTAGCCTACGCACCCCATACGTGAGCGAACTTCGCGAGAATTTACCTTTTCATTCCAATTTTTGATGACAGGTAGCATTAAAGATTCAAAGCGAGAGAACTCATACTTGACAGCCTTAAGTTCTCCTGCCGCCATATGACTACCAAATGTAGTGAAGCCGGTGATAATGTTGGGAACATTTATTCGATCAAGGGCATCGGCGATGGTATATGCACTTGCAAGAGCCAACTGTATCGTTATACCACTCATTGAACCTGATAAATCAATCACTTGTTGAACACAGGCGTTAACGGCTTTAGATTCTTCTTTTTTACGAAACACGCGATCATCATTCATTGCTAATCTGTAGATACTAGAACCATGAATGCGCCCCCGACGCTGGCCCGGTATAAACTGAACTCTGTTTCTGCTTGCTATTGCTCGCTCCAGGTCTTTTGCCAGCGTCGACGAAACACCTGACGAAAGATGCTTTTCAATATATTTGTCGAAGAGCTGGTTGCCTTCAGGAACGATGCGATAGCGGCTGATTGGATATTCTCCTAAATCAATATCGGAGAATGTTTTAATAAGCCGTTTGATATGGGCTTCTGCCTGATCAATCGAGCCGATGAAGTCGTATGAGCGATTGTATGGCCTGTATTCGCTTTTCGAGCTTTCTGTTAACTCGCTTTTAATCGTTTCGGATAGAGCATCTTCTGTCATGCCTCCGACTTCATCTTCTATGCTATCCAGCTCCTCTAAAGCCTCTTCCAGACTCATTTTTGACGGAGTTGGAATATCTGAAGAGCCGTCTTCTGTCGTTTTTCTTTTTTCGTGGTCAGCGGTTAATGATTCTGACGCCGCGTTATCAGAAGCATCAGAATCTGATACCTCGTTATCATTTTCTGTATCATCGAATATTGTTTCTGATGATTCAGAATTATCTGAATCATCACTGTCGTTATTATCATGTTTGTGGTTACTGTTCGATTCTGGTTTGATAGATTTGTGATTATCTAACGCCTTGGGTGTCTCATGATCTCCGTTGTCTTCATTGTTTTCTCCAGAGGCATCCGTTTGGTCAGCGTCTGAAGGATCGGAAGTTTTTCCCGGAGCTGACTCCTTACCTTTGCTTTCACTTTCAGTGTCTTTGAGGATCTTAGCTATGGTCGCAGCCACCTTTACACAATCCTCGGTGCAAGACATGTTACGCACGGCCACATCGATACCATGTTCTTTTAATAATGAAATTGGTTTCTCAATGACAGGCCAGTATTCATCCATGAAATCAACGAACGGTGCTTGGCCATCCCAGGCTCTTACAACCGGACAGAGAAAGAAGTTTAGAAAAAGCGCGCGCTGATCTTTGCCACAATAAGCAATAGCCTCTGAAGCCTTTGGTTTAAAGACTTTTTCGATTATAAGGCGCTGAGTTGCCATCAGATTACGTCTTGTTCCGTTAAAGACCTGCCCCATTTTTCGCTCGATGAACACGTCTTCTAAGGCATTCCATAGCGACCAGGAAGGAACGCGTCCTTTTTCTCTCATTTTGTTGGACACACGAATATCGGTAAACAAAATGTGAGCAACCTCATGATCGAGAAATCCGCGCACAGCATTCATCAATGCCGGTGTTGCGTTATCCGGGATTGATGGGATGTTTACGAGAATTGGCTCTCCATCATCGTTATAGCGTACATAAGCGTCGTCCCCTCGTTCTGCAACAGGGATGTTTTTACCAGAAAGAAGAGCGACTACTCGTTTTACACTGTCACGGAAGTCTTGAATCTCTTTGATAGATCGTTTTTTAGACATGGTTAATCCTTTGTTGTGAAAACAAATTATTTACTAGTGTGTTTAATGTAGCGCTGCGCGAACAGGGGACTAAGCCATTCGCGCAGGGAGCAGAGGGGGTTAACAGATTCTGACGGCTAAAGAGCCAGAGCCGGTATTGATAAGCGTGAAGCGTTTGTTATTAAGTAGGAATATAAAGGCTGTTGCGTCATGCATACCAACCTGAATCTGCTCATTTGGTAATTCGGTGAGAATGTCAGCTACACATTCATCAGCTAATTTTTCAACGTGTCCGATCTCAAGAGTGATTAGGCTGGAAATAGTTGTTTTCATTCAATCAATCCATTCTAACTTAAAGTATGGTAGGGAGTACTATTAAATCTTATATCATAATTGAACTTATCTATATCATATCTGAGTTGGTTTTGTTACATGTTATTAGTCGTTTTTCTCCATTAATGAATGCTGATTGGTTAATATTTGTGCCTATAGAAAAAATGATTATATCTTTACAACCCTAACCTTTGATGTAATATCGGTAAGCACTTACCAGAGAGTTTAACGCGCAAAGGTCGCAATAATGTCTGACAACAACATTGAATTTATAGAAAGTCGCTATGCTGCTTTTATCGCAGGGCTGATTGAATCCTCGCCTATGAGTCAGGCCCAAATAGCCAGACTTATTGGTTATAAAAATGCCAACAACCTTTCTTTAATTAAAAGTGGCAAAATTCCTTTGCCTATCGATAAGGTTCGTCCGCTGGCGTTGGCGCTGGGTATTGAGCCAAGTCGTCTTATGATGATGGTGCTGGAAGAACGCCAACCTGAACTCGCAGCATTTTTATACAAAGAAGGCACCGCTCCTCTTAACGAGGACGAAAAACAGGTTCTTGCTGCATATAACGAGCGATTCGGTAAAGAGAAAGGCGCATCACAAAAGGTTGTTGAGGCCATAAAGTCTCTATGAAAAATTTACACGAATAAGCTCTGTTGATAGACGATCTCCCTTGAATTTGTGGTCAATTTCGTCTAAATCCGGTTGCTCTACGATTGATGCGATGTACGTCGAGAAACTTTCTAAGGCGTCTCGCATCTCGTCCATATAATCGTGCCGGTCGTAGACCCGATCTATCCCCTCAAGACTGTGGTTCATGATTTTGCGTGATACCTCCTGGCTTATGCCTAATGCTGGGAAGTAACTACGCGCAGTACGGCGCAAATCTCGGGGTGTAAATGGCTCAAGCTCCATCAGTTCTGGCCGTTCAAGAATACGACGTAATGCCTGTGCTATTGCCACTTTAGACATAGGAAGGTCTTTCCCGATTTTTTTATTTGAAGGCACGAGCCACTGGCTGTCTTTACCGTATTCGAACAACTCTTCAATGCATGTGCGCATTAATGTGCTTAAAGGCAGCGAATGCTCACGTGCTGACTTGTTTCTCTTGCCTTGATTCCAAACCCCACGCTTAAGATTGAACTCACTTTTTTTAGCCCGCAGTACTTCGTCAGGTCGTCTTGCTGATACAAGACACAGCCTAGCCGCCCATTTTGTACCAGCGCACACATTGAAGTAGTCCCATATATTCCAGAACACCCATACCTCTGCGTCGGTCAGCTTACGCTCGCGAGGTGTGGGCTTTGCGCCACCGGCAACTTTGTTTAGTGACATATCGTTTAACGGTGACACGTCTATCATCCCCTGGAAGGCGCACCAGCTAAGGAACTGCTTCATCAGAGAGAAAACGCGGCGGCCCATGACAATTTTGCCATCCAGTATTAACGGGTTTACCAGTTGGTTCACCATGAACCGATTAATGTCACTTACTTTTATATCGGCAATGTGCGGTAAAACATGTATCAAAATACAGTGAACAGCGATCTCTGGGCGACGTCTTGTTATCAGCAGAGATAAGCGAGTGAATAACATGAATGCGTCCGAGAATATCATGTTATTGTTGATCTGTGAGATCATAATGGCCTGCATTTGAGATGCTCTTTCGAGATACTCAATTGCCTCTTTTGAGGTGTTTTCTGCTGCGCGTGCTCTGTCAAAGCTATTTTTCATTTATTGGTATTCACCTAGTTACGCTGATTACCTGTATAAGTAACCAGTATATTAGGCATTGATTCTTTTGGAATCAAGCTAAAATCTTTCATGCGGGAAATGATTCCATACCTAAGGAGTATGGAATCATTTTTTTCTGTAGAGCTAGTTTTAAATATTTGATTCGATGTTGAAACCAGGCAATTTCATGCCTGGCTGTTACTTTGTGTTAGGTTGGGTTGTTGATGCTAATGGTAAGTGTTTCGATAGCAAGATCATGAGTTTGGTTGTTTGTTATATCTGTTAAAACAAAAGCCTCATCACCAAGAGCAATATTGTCTTTAACCAGCTTGAATTTACCTCCCGCCTTGCCATCGAGAACGGGAATTACAGTTCCTGTGCCTTTCTCATATTGCAACTCAAGAGTGTGCCAATTGTTGTCGTAGTCACCATATGAGTCTATCTGAACATTTTGATTATTGCCTGTCTTGTGCATCATAATGTTCAACTTGCCTCCAATTGTTTGAAGGAAGAAGTTAGCCAGAAACAGGCTCCCAGTACCGTCGAATGATATATCGTCAGCAACAGGTTTACTGGTTTTGTAATATATACCAAAGCCAAACTTGGCTTTTTTGGGATCGGGGTTTCCAGATAATTTAAACTTACAAAGTAATTTACCTCCATTCTCAAGAAGAGCCTGTGCTATGTCAGTAGTTTTACTGATCGTCCAGGTTTTGTTAGAAACCGCTTTAGTTAAAGCAATTGCTTTTCCGTTTTCAACTGACTGAATATTTGCACCAGTTACAGTCCATCCTTGTTCAGTAGCGACATCACCACCTGCTCCAGTTAAGGAAATAACCGTTCGCGGGGTTGGAGTTGTGACAATGTTGTCATTTTTAGGTTGAGTAGGTTGTTCTTGTTTAATAATCTCACCTGTAACGCCATTCACAAAAGCAGATGATTTCGCTGAATGTTCAAGGAGCGCAGTTGCGAGACGATCAGATATTATTCCGCGTCGCTGCCATGAACCAAAATGACTCTCTCTACTCTCGGAAGTCCATGTTTTATTATCCTTGCGATGACCGGAACCATAATAGCCAATAGATGTGATGTCTGGATCATCTGTAGGGCTATTGGTTAATACGTTATTATCATTCTCATCTTTCATGAATGGAACGAAATAAATTGCTTGTGCGGTTTTTCCCTTATAACCACCATAAACAATTTCGTACTGTTCTGGATATTTGTTTTTCCACCAGTAGGTCGTATCGCCACAAATCCAGGGTACATTTGCAGCACTTCCGAAAACACATTGTGCGTCGTATTGAGATAGCTCTTTTCTGAAACCTTCGACCATCTTGAGGAACAGTTCGTTATGCTGCGAGTGCTTGCCAGTTGCCAAATCAGCTTCGCCTTGCATCCAGACAACACCAAGAAATACATTCTTTTTGTTTTTACTTAAGGCCGCTTTTGTTCTGGCTACAATATCCTTATACAAAGGAGTATTTAATCCCCATTTTAAAGATGATTCGATTGCACCTGACTCTTCATAATATTGGCCTTCAGAGCCTGTAACAGTGAAACCAGAACCACCTCTTCCGCAAGGAACAAGCAAAATACCTGCGTTTGCTGGAATGAATGGTAATAGTTTTTTGCCAATGTGTAATCCCTGACCAACACATCCATATTCAGAGTCGTTTGCTTTTGGATGCTTTAATTTAGTCATGTCTTGTACATCATGAAGACAGTGATCAGCGGGAATTATTTCATTGTACTTACAGGCAAAACCACCAGGTTTAATATTGCTGCGTCGAGCTAACTGTTTTACGCGAGGATGTGGCCGATCAAAAGTTTTTGGCATAGGCAGTCCTTCGCCGTATGACATTGAGTTAGATTGACCTGCGATAGTAACTACATAATAATAGTCAGGCTCTTCATCTTCATTTGATACCGGTGTGGGCAATTGTGATAAATCACCAGATCGCACAATTGCTTGATTGTACGCATTTGGTCCGCCCTTACTTGGTTCAACAATGTTTGGTGACTCGAAAGGTTGCCAACCCTCTGCGATTTTCTCCGCAAGTTTTTCTCTAAGCTCTTTGCTTGATGATGCTGACAAAATATCATAGTCAATGAATGACATAATCGTTACTCCTTTAACGATAAACTTTAGCTAAAATCGATACGATTTTAGCAGTTAAAAAACGACAATAAAATATAAGAGTAATGTATGAAAGAACAATAAAAAATTGCGTAAATGGATATGTATAAAATATGTGGAATTTCACACACAGCGTTGAGCGGTTTGGTTTATGTTAGCGGAGTCTTAATCTGGTTGATTAAAAGGCCAAACCGCTCAACGCTGTGTCTGGCGGAGAGTAATGGAATCGAACCATCATCGCTTGCGCAATGGGACGGCTTTCAAGACCGCTTGAGCACCATGCTCCCTACTCTCCAATTGTTGTGGTTACCGGTACTGATCTCCGGCTTAGCGACCCCGGCTACTGACTGCAATGCAGTGTGTGAACTCGCCTCGTGTGTCGCTGGGGCATTTCTTTCCGCGCATCAGTCTGCGCATCAACCACAACGAAAAGAGCACTGTATGACGTTTGCACGGACTTACGCTTCAAACAGGGCAGTCGGCGGTTCTCAATGCTCTTTCCTGTTGTGCGCTCCGTTTCGTGGAGCTAACGGCGGGTGAACAGGCCGCACCAGATTGGACATATTTCAGCGTTATGCTGTTGCAAGAGAGCCAAATTGTGATGGTCGGCGCTGATCTCCGACACAGGGTTGTAGCAAGCCCCGCAAAGCGCGCACTACTGTAGTTGCGGCACATCAGCCTGTGCATTCACCACAATGTTGAGAACACTGGTTGTCACGCGGCAACGCAACATTTATTCATAAATTGGGATATGAACCCGTTACGCCAATGTTCTCAATATTATGTTGGTGCCGGTTAACGGACTCGAACCGCTGACATCCTGCTTACAAGGCAGCCGCTCTACCAACTGAGCTAAACCGGCAATTTGGTGGGGAGTGATGGAGTCGAACCACCCGAGTCGCCATGACAGTAGATTTACAGTCTACACCGCTACCTCTACGGACTAACTCCCCTAAATTGGCGATGGTGGGTGGATTCGAACCACCGACCAGTTGGTTAACAGCCAACTGCTCTACCGCTGAGCTACACCATCAATTCAGCACTGACAGTATTTATTACTCAACAGTGCTAATCGCGGCGGTGTTAGTTTCTGCCAGGAAACGCACCGCTACTTGCACTTTTCGTTAGTGCCAGACGCTTTCGACTTCGCTCAATAGAAGGCTAAATCTTTAAGTAGATGATGTTTCTGAGGACAGCACCTACTTTGTAATTTATACAATGTGATGTATGGAATCATTTGTTGTGAAAACAGGCAACAGTGGTTAAACCTACACAACAATCCCGTCTTCACAATGTTGAGGCCACTACTCCGATTAAATGTTTGCCCAACATGTTACATATCAACGCTCGCCGGTATCTCTGTGAATAGAACCTTAGAATTGATAAAAATGTAATGGCCTCAACGTTGTGTGCTGGCTAACCATACCAGCCGGGCTACGTCGCCGCTTTTTAACCCAGTATAAACGACATAATTGAACAAAATGACGTAACAGAATGGGCGGTCAGTGGCTAAGAATCCGGGAGTCATATGGAGTTGAAAATATACCGACCGCCCATTTTGTTACTTCATCGGAGGGAACACTCATGTTCCCTCCTGCGTTCTGCAATCACACTCGCTCAGTGTGTCCCATTTCGGTAACGAGGCTGGAAACTGACCTCGCTGGTGTTTGGCTTATTAGGCTACTGCCAGATAGACTTCTTCGTTTGCACTTGTATTTAAGTTCAAACAGTCGCGTCTCAACGAAAACAAAGTCATCTTATACACAAAGGATAAGTAAGTAAACACTTATCGATATGTTTTTATTCGGTTGTAACTTTTTTGATCAAGGCCACTCTACGACTAGGTGTTCTTGTGATGGTGGCAGTGAATCGTTTCGCTTGGATAGTAATGGTTTCGTTCTCCTTAAGTTGCCCGTAGCGAGTTTCCACCAGGGTGCCAAGACGCCACAGACCATCATCGATACGTTTATGACTAGCAAATTTAATCAGCAACAGTTTTACGACTAACTGACCTACGTAAAAGGCGAATGCGACTCCGGCCGCTAAGAAATAGGTGGCCAACCACCGGTCCCAAGAAGTTAAATTGCTCATTTTCTAACCTTTGTTTCATGAACTACCCGATACACACGCTTTCCGATGCACAGTGTTTTGGTTTTAAGTTCCTGCTTAATTAAGTCACGACAGATGCCGAAGCCGATAAGGAAGCGCCCCATAAAAGCTAATGAGATATATGGAATCATTTTAACGCTCCTGATTCTACTAATTGCTGTAGCAATACTTTCCCTTTATCAGTTAACTGGTAGTTGGCCGAACACCACGTTTCAGAAACGTTTGCAACCAACCCTAAACGCTCTAACTAAGCTCGCGTTTTAGGCTTCCAGTACTCAGGGAACTCCGGCCACTTACTGATTTCATGAAGCGTTTCCTTCTCCCGTTTACTTAATACGATCATCCTTAATCTCCTTCAGGGTGTTGGTTATTTCTACAATGCGATAAATACGACCGCGTCTTTCTATAACACCGCTTTTAATGTAGTCATTGATGCAACTGGACATCACCACAATACCTATGAAAAAACCAACTGCTAAAAATGCAATCATCCAGCCGAGCATCATTCTTTATCTCCGATTCGATCTTCTGTATCGCGTAAGCAACGCGGCCATTTCAGTCGTGGGTGGCGTAAGCTGCCATCCGGTGTTTTCTCGTGACAATGAACCTCAACAATACGACCACGGTACTTCTCTTTGTTGTTCCAGATCTCGTCCAGATATTTATGCTTAATACCGCTCGCACGAACGATGACGCCGTTTTCAAGACGAATAACAATTTTTCCAAGCGTGTTGGCAAAACCAGAGTCCGGATCGCCCGGCTCAAAGTCGATAATTTCACCATCTTCTGAATCTTCGTCTTTTAACTTCCACCAGCTGCGGGTACGTTTAAACTCGTAAACAGAGTTCGGATCTTTGCCCATCTCCCCTTCTTCGTTATCGTCCAGGCGTTTCATGAAGCGTTCGATGAAGTCTTCGTGGCTATGGATGATATAGAACGGATGCAGGTGAATGTCTTGTGTGTAGCCTTCACTGCGATCGTTTTTGAACAACGCCACCAGCATAGCCAGGCGCTCTTTCAGCTTCATACCTGTCTTTGCATACTCTTTGGATTTAGCCTGTGCTCGCCATTCCGGTAGGAAGAAGTCGAAAACATGATAAATAGCGCCAATTGCCTGCACGTTCTTTTTGCGCAATGCAGATACGGACTGGTTAAATGAACCGGCAGTTCCTTCACCATCGAAGAAGATGTGTTTGTGGCCTGAAAGTTTGCCTAATTCGAGCATGGCTGGCTTTAGGTGATCGAGAGACGTGATTGGATTACCAGTACGAGAAAGGAAGTTAACCTCTTCCTCGTCAACAATAACCTCGCAAATTACTCGCAAACCATCGAGCTTAAGACTGCCAATCATCGGCCATTTTGCTTTAGCATTTGGCTTGAAGGGGTATTTGTCGCCTTTTTCTTTATACGGTGACGCCAGCTGCACCTCGAATTTCGGAATGGGATTTTCAAAAACCTTGTTGCATAGGCTAATCCCAACACCTGCTTTCGGGTCTTTTAAGAGGAAACGACGGAACACGTCCTGCCCATCGGCGCACATTGACGCCACGATAGACTCAACAGCTGCTATTGCTGCGTTCCCCGTCAGCTCGCGAGAGGCCAGCTTATTCAGTATATCAATGGCTTTTTCGTCACTTGGGACGGACTCACTAAGCGGCTCTGCCACTTTGTATTTCTTTACCCCAAAACGGATGAAAGGGTTGAGCATCAATGAAACCATGCTTTGTTCAAAGTCATCCATGTTGGCCAATGCCTCTTTTTTTGCATTGGTTCCCATAGCTTTCATTTCGTCCAGCTTATGCTTAAGTGCGATCAACTTTTTCATTGTTGTTTTGCCTCCATATGTTGATCGATTTGCTCATGTGTTTCTTTTGTTGTTTCTTCAAGCAACGCCGCATACACGTCAGTGATCGTTGTTTGTGATGTGGCGCTCTTCTTAACCATGTCATTAATCGTTACACTGTCACGTTTTCGTTTTATAGTTCTGGCTTGTTTATTCCGTTCTTCAACCTCCTTAATGAGTGCGGTCATATCTTCGAAATACAGAGATTCTCCTTTACGAATCTCTTCAACCATCATTTTTAACGCCTTGCATTTGCCTGCTTTAATAGCGGTTGCGCACGACTGGAAAGAAGTTCGAGGAAGACGGTTTTCTTTGAAGGCAAGAATGGTGTGCTGGCAAACGGAATAGCTGCAATATGCCGACTCACCGTTTATCTTTACTTCCTCACAACGAAGTGAATAACCGTTATTTCCTGAAATAGAAGGGATTTTTGACAAATCAGCTTTCACAATTACCGCCAGAAATAATCTTGTGCTTACCTATCATTATTTGCGTAAAAAACGACACACAGAGAGCTTACCAACTTCCCCAGCTAATCATCTTGCGCTGATCGCTTTCTAAGCGATAGGGGGCAAGAAGCTCTGTGACATGATTGGTGGCGTATGATTTAGCCTCTTGCTCTATCATCGGTAATTCGTTAGCAATCCTGACCATCTTCCCAGCAAATTCCGCTATTACTCCATCACATGCCTTCCCCGCATCAACAACGATATGCACAAGATCCAACTGACTTCTGCACATGTCGCAAAGAGTCGAATATTCGCTCTCCCTGATTACATTTACGGCATCACTAGCACCTTTATTAATCAAAACATCCAACAGGTTTGTCGGAGTTACGAAATCGGCTTTCAGAGACAATGTTGGTTCAGCTTTTACCGACAGCAAGTAATCTTCAAAGTTTTGCTTGTCTTCCAGCAAAGCTAAACTGCGCATAGCTCGAATTGATTCTCGAATGACGGCTTCAATATGTTCGTCACCTGGAGGACAGATAATGGTATCTGTATAGATGACTCTGCCATCAAACCACGCCCCAACCTGCACTTTTAGAGTTCGTAAGTTTTCTTTGCGTACAAAAACAACTAATGCAGAACGTCGTGCATGTGCAGGTTCGCCCCATACGCACAACTTAACCTTCAGATAAGGTAGCCCCGGTAGCGGGATCTCGACCAAACGAGTGGCGATATGATCCATTGCCGTATTGACGGCTTTTTCAATGATGTCTAGCCGATTGCTCTCGCTGATTTCTAAACCAGTTTTATCAATGATGTCGCAGGCTAATTTCTGAATTTCGTCTTTCATACCAACTCCTAGCTAACAGATGAAAGTATTCTTACAGAAAGATAAGTAACCATCTACTTATTTTGGCGGCGCTTGTTACGATAGCGCCTTAATGCCCAAAATCTTGCTTTGCAACTCCAACTGTTTGGTATACGGTTTTGCCCGATAATAGGCTTTGATAATTTGTTCTGGCGTTGCACCGCCCGGGTCGAGTCCTTCCTCACCCAAACACGCAACTTTGACATTAAGACCGATACTGGTCAGTCGCCTGGCTGCGGCCATAGTGTTGCGTATAGCTTGCTTTTCACTATCCCACATCATGATCACATTACGTAACCCACGCGCCTTGAGCGTCAGGAACGCGCCTAACTGATCTTCTGCATCCTGAGTGGTGTTACCAGATAGATGCATCCCGAACGTTCCTATTGGTTCCACGTAATCACGTAATGTTTCTTCGTAAAAAATAGCTCGTTTAACCCCCATAACATCGAACGCCCCCTCACAGACAACTACAGTCTGTTTGCCGACTGCATTATGGCCGTTGTAGAGAAACTTACCTGAAGCTGGAAGCTGCATAGGAAAGAGGTAGCGGCGTTCTGCTGTACCGGTAATGTCTCGTCCCTGAAATGTCTTCATTACCCCATCCAGATCGTAAACCGGTATCAGTATTCGCATATCGAATATCTGTCCTTTAACCTGATCTGTATACGGATCTACATAAGCGTGCTTGCCTTCGACGCAGTATCGTAGGTCAAAATACTTTGCCATTTCAGGCGATATGTTTCGTTCAACCAGATAGTCTGGAAGACGGCCATCTATAGGAAGTTCGTAATGACGAGGGAGTGCAAGTGGTCCCTCTAACTCGACTGTGCTTGCAAGCACTATCTCTTCTTTCTTTGGTGCCCACCCCTGGGAAAGAAGAGCGTTCTGCACATATTCCTCGAACTGTCGTCGTGATTTACCGCTGTAGTGCTTGAGGAAGACCAGCTTATTGAACTGAATCTCTTCGGGATGATCACCAGCGAAGCATTTGCCGACGCCACTGGTCAGATTGAAATATACCTTCCAGTTGGAGCTGCCGCATACCGGACACTCCTTGATATTCACTTCACGACCGCGAGCACTCACGCCTCCACGTCGATAAACGATACCTTCAGTATCCAACCATTGTTCAAAATCTAATTCGGCAATTAGCTCTTTCAGCTCGCTCACGATAATTCCACTTTTAACAGGCAATATTGTGACCAACCTAAATGTTGATATAACATAAAGGCTCATGTGTTTTTCTTTTGTGGTTTGGCAAAAGAAAAGTTGTTTCACCAATGAATCAAGCGTGGAGGTGTTCTCCACGCTTATTTTTTAGGTAACGTCTAAGATTCGCTGAATGAAGCGCATTTGTTCGAGGTTTTGTTTAACGCGAATGCTGATCCCTCCCTGCTGGTTACGTGAACCGGCAAAGTAGAGACGAGCCTCTCCTTTCGCTTCTTCTTCTTCGGTTTTATTGATCGTTATTACCAGGTCAGCAATACGTACTTTTTCGATGTTGTCAGCAGCGTGCATCATTGTGGCAACTTCTGACGCGCCACCTTCACGGTTTGTCTGCGATGCCGTGATCCCAGCAACGTTATGCTTGTCATAAAGAGCACGTAAATCGGTGTAGATACTACGAATGTTGGCGCGATCATCACGAAGGTCATAACTGGCACGCATCAAATCTGCGTAGTCGACAACAACCATGTCAGGCACCATGCCATTGGCTTTCATACTGTTAAGCATACGGTCCAGATCTGCCGGTGACATACTTCCTGACGGACGCTCAACAACCCACAAACTACCAATCCCCTTAGAGGCTCCCAACTCTGCCAACTTACGATGAACTTCATCGCGCCGTTCCACCAACTTGGACATTTCCGTCTCCGACAATCTTGCATCAAAACGGTCGGACAAAATGTTGGTGTGAACCTCCAGCGAGAGATACAGAACATTGTAGCCAGCAAGCGTTGCGTTTATGGAAAACTCACCCATTGCGGTCGATTTACCGGATTTAGCGAACCCCATGAAGAGCACCATTTCACGCTTCGCCCAGCCTTTTTGGTACAGCAACCTATCGAGCAGAGGGAGTCCAGTTGTAATGCTGTTTGGCACATACTCCTCTGAAGCCTCATATTCACGCGCTTTCAATCGCTCACTTGCGGAGGTGTAGTAGTCATAGATTCCGGTCGCTTCGTTCGATCCAATCTGCTGAACCTTGGCCATGATTGCCATCGCCCCCTGAAAGTCGCCTTTCTCTTTCAGTTCAGCAGCCTTAATCAGAGCATCATCAAACGCTACGCTTTTTGCGAAGGTTGATACCTGGTCAACCATGTACGAGGTATCGGACAATTTTTCTGCAAGAATGCGCTTAAACGCAGCAACAACATCGGCGAATAGTTCCTCACGGATAGTCTTATCGCGTTTCGCACGCTTAAGCATATCCAGAATTGCAGATGAAGAGGGCGCGCTCTTGTACATACGATAATAGCCCGAAACCATATTAACCAATATGGCATTGGCCGCATTGGCAAATTGGCTAGGCACAACAAGATCTCCCGCACGAGTAAGAAACTCGTGATCACGACAAAAATAGGCCGTCAATCTGTTCTGAAAATCTTCATCAAATTCTTCGGACAGCCCGCGTCCTGTATGGCAAAGTTCTGTCATGTGCTTTCCTTTGTTTTTTAAACAAATTGTTTTCTAGCATTAGTTAATTAGATAGGGGATCAATAAACCGCCGTGCTTCTTCCAGTTCTTCTGGAAAGTGGGCGGAAATAAGGCGTTCTGGAACGATTTCCATTAACCAGATAGCGGAGAAAATTGCGCGTATGCGCTTGCTGCGAGGGATAGTGCGCAAACGCTCCAGAATCCACTCAAAATAGCTTTCCTGAATCGGGTTGAACTGCATGTCTCCCATATGCTTAAAGCTAATCAGAGAATCATCTAGACGTGTTGTTGCGCGTCTGGCTAATTTCTCTTCGAATATCTCAACCAGCTCTGGCTGCCATAAATGCTGTGGGCGCGGCAGCTTGTCCCACAGCCGTCGTGCAGCTGCGGAAAGAACGGTGGAGATAAAGTAGTCGTATGAGCAGCAATAGCGATCCGCAAACTGGCGTGCTTTCCATAGCGACGTTTTATTAGCAGTCGACAACTCCTGATAAGGCAGGCGTTTTAACCCGGTGGTGAACGGAGCTGTTTCAAAGTGTTCACGACCGTGCGTCAGCATGATATTTGAGTACTGACGTTTGTATGCCTCCGTAAAAAGACAGGTGGCCATCAGAGGATGCATGTCGCGGTAATCAAACCACTTCGTCTCGAAGAGTTCAGCCTCGTCTTTACAGCGCGACAAACCAATGTTTTCAGCGACCCACTTGTCCATAACAGCGGTATTCCACTCTGTCATGAAGTCGTACTGGTCGTTGTCGATGGTATCGAAAAAGATTTGGCTCATGTGGCTCACCAGGTAGGTTGTTACTTACTTATTGCAATGAGCGGATGATAGCGACTGGTGTCAGTTTTTGGAAGTGAAAACGGAAGGGAGTTGTTCTGGTGGGTTTCTTTTAAAAGACCTGCTTCCGTATAAATAATAAGTTACTTATTATTTATATACAGAAACAGGTTCTGATTGAAGCTGCCAGACCGGAAGTTGTCAGCCTTTTTTCATGAGTTCTCGCTTGATTTCATCGGTACGCATCGTTACATCGGCAGCTGTGATCGCCTCGTTAAGTTTCACAATGTCCTCGATTTCCTGCGGTGACTTCTCTGCCAGATGGAAAATGGCTGCGCGAATCACATCAGAACGGGTGAACTTCTCGAAGCGAGGGATACACTTCATCATTTCCAGAAGTTCAAAGTATTCGTCCTCCAGCGACATTGTGCGGCTTTTAATTTTCTCTTTGCCACGAGTCGGGCGTCCCTGTGGTCTGACTGGTTGGCGCAAAGGAGTTGTGTTCTTGGCCAGTGCATCTGGTTCTTTGCGCTTTGCTAGGTCACCCATTTTCATGGACATTATTCTTCTTCCTCCAGACTCAATAGATAATCTACAAATTCTTCAAACTCGGCTTCCGCCTTTTTGTCGCGCTCGCTACCGGTCATTTCAAAGATAGAACGACCAGACTCTTCCGCATCATCGTAGACGTTGCGGTTATATAGATTGACAGGCGCAGGCTCGATGCCAAACGTCTCGACAATCTCTTTAGCCGCCAGAATGCGAGACACTTGTGATGGCAAAGCCGGGCACTGGTTCATGACCGCACGGACCTTCACTTTATCGTTTACATTGCGAACATTGTCGATAATAGGATCGATGTCACGTAAAGATTTCAAATCACGACGCTTAGGACGCAGCGGGATAATGATAACGTCAGCCATCAGCATCGCTTGTCGCTGAATTTCGGAGTCGAAGCCACCAGCATCTACCACTACAAACTCAGCTCTACCCTGAAGCGATTTTAGATGCTTAATGATGTCATCCTGAACATATGCAAAAGGAATCAGCTCAAGGTTTTCGTTCTGTCGACGGTCTTCACACCAGCTCGTTGTCGTGCGCTGAATATCTATATCGGTAATATAAACCTTCTTCTTCTTTTTGACTTTCAGGCAAACGGCAATTTGCTGGGCAACGGTGGATTTGCCAGGCCCGCCCTTTGTGCCGCCAACCACAAAGATCTTGGTCATTGGAGAGTTCCCTTTGCGTCTATTATTATTGTCTGAAACAACTTGTTTTCTTATATGTGATATAGCCTAAATGCCTACGGCTGCTGTGTAAAGGTTAAATGGTTGGTGCTGCCTTAGAATTTTTAGGCGAGAATCAATGGCTGTTAACAAAAAAGGCGACCGAAGTCGCCTAATTGTTAATCTTTTAGATATAAACCAACTGGGGTTCTTGTTTTGCGGGAGATGATAAGTACGATAAATTTCTCAACGTTAACTTGCACCTTATTTGGAAACCAAGAGCTTAATTCTGGATCAAGTAACAATCCTCTGTTCCACGGCAAAAAGCCGGTTTCTTTTCCCATCCCATATTCGCCTAACACATCCTCGAACATCTCAGTTTTTGCGTTGTAAATTCTTACATCACCTGTTCGCATTAATGGACCGGCCCAGATTTTTGCGCCAGGAATGGTCTGATTGTAATCACAGACAAGATGTTCGTACCAATGAAGGAGGAAGCGATACGTGAGGTTGCATAGTCCCCTTTGCCTTATTGCTCTTTCTGTCTCAACACCTGCAATCTGATAGCAGTCAATCTCTACCCCATCCTCGATGAATGTGTATTCACGCAAGGCAATTCTGCCTGCTATCGTGTTTCTACTCTGATCGAGCATGTCGGAACGCAGAATTGCTTGAATAATGTCCGAATCAGACATTCCATCTTCGCCTCTGTCCAGAATGAAGTCCATCAGTTCACCCTGATCTCGTGCTCCAACTTTCTCCATCAGGATATACAGACAGATATCATCATCAGGCTCGATAATGGTTATTTCGGATATTTTGAAAAGCGATGCTTCGTTGATGAGGTAGCCAAAACGTGAAACGCGAGTTTCCCCACGGTGAGGAAACTCATAAAGATTTTTAGAGTATGTGCGTTCTAGTGTAGGTGCCATCTTAGAGCAGTACCATCAGCAGTTGTATTGCTGACAATGCTACCATGTGTATTAAGAAAGCGGCGAATTGCACTCTCAATAATTTCAGAGAATTGGTCACTAAACCGTGCTAATTCAGGGTATTGTTTTGCTGGCTTCACAATGAAACGAACACGATCGTTCAGGAAAATCGCTTCAGCCAACGGTTTTACACTGGCACCAGCATTCTCAACATCGTCTTTGAAAGTTACGATGAAGCGAGTGTCTTTTGGCGCAGTCGCATCGTTGTTAAGTTTACGCACCTCAAGTTTGCGCTTATTCAGCACATGAGTTGCGATAACACTCGTGCAATCGCGAATTGTTTGTATAGAACGTTTTTCGTTCAGCATGTGTCCACCTTAGCCGGTATTAACTTAATGTCATAGCGGCGACCCTTATCAGGGTTTAGAGGCTACGAGTATGCGTCGCAGCATTAATGCAAGGGATGATTTACTTGACATCCATGTGCCAAATCTACCTTGTGCTCTAATAATATGCAAATTTTATGTTAGAAAACTCCTCTTCTGTTATGGTACTTTTCTGCCCCATCCACACAATCGCTCCCCTATCATATTGTGAAAAAGCACCTCTCTTTCAGTCTCTTCGGTCATGAGATCATCACGGCTGATGTATAGCGGTGTAGCCGCATCGCAGAAAAGCACACCAGCGGGTTGAGGCTTAATCACGCAACCACTTATTGTGCAACTCATGATGAACAGTAGAAGCATCCTTGCTCCGTAACTCATCAAGTGTTTCATTTTTGACGTCCACTGTGCTTTGAAGTCGTTTCCTGTCTTCCTGTTTTGCCTTCTCTTCTATTGCTCGTCGCGCCGCATTTCCGCCCATCGTGTAAGCGCCGACCAGAACGAAAAGAACGGCAGCCAGCGTAATCAAAGCAACTTTTAGCTTTGTCATCAGGCTGCCTAGCATATTAGACCATCCCTTTCTGGTGTTTTCTTACCTGCGACCAGGCAATGAATCCTGCTACAACAATAGTGGCAATACCGAAGATGATGCGTACTGTATCCCCGCTAGAGATATGACCTTGTGCTTTATCCATAGCTGCGGAAACCTGCGGCATAACATCGGCAAGCTGCGCCAGACCAATACCTGCTGTGACAGTTGCGCCTGCGGTTTCTTTAGTTACAGGAACAGCCTTCACGGTTTTCACCGGCTTAACGACGCCAGCTCGACGCAGACCTTCCTCAATAACTTCTGCCGCATACCAGGTATTCAGCGTTTTTAGTGGACCTCGACCATTCTCGTGGCGAATGATTGCCTCAACCAAAGGTCGAAGGATGTCGTAATCATGCAGATCGATGATCATGTCTGCGGTTACACCAACGGCTTTAGACACCTCATTAATGTAGGCGTCAGTGTTGTTTTCATTCGGCGGTGCCCAACGTTCAATAACTTCACGAATGGTATCGATACTTGAGCCGTCTTTTGCGCGACGTTTGTCGTGGTAGGTAATTAGAGTCACCGCCAGCGCACGAATCCCCCAAACAGGGTCTTTAAACGTGCAAAAGCGCGGTTCGTCTGGATTCGCAACCAGACCTTGCCACGGTGATCCTTTATCCAGATTACCGGGGTTATTATTACGAATGCCTCTCGGAGTCTTCATCCTTGATCTCCTGTTATTGCAGTCCATTTTTTACGCCATACGCGGCTAACCCCAAAAGCAGTGCGGTAATAATGAACGACGTTATTTTAGATACAATGCCGCCAAAGAACCCACTGGAGATGGAATCTAACCGGTTAAGGAGTTTGTCCAGATTAGAGTGTTGAATACTATGTTGCGCAGGGGTCATGTCACCAAAGTAGGTTTTAAGCTGGTCGTTGACCTCTTGGCCAATTTCTTCTCGTAGCTCTTTACCTAATTTGCCAACAACTTCCCTAGCAACGATCGCGGCAATGCGCTCAACTTGCTCTGTTGTCACGCTCGCCATCTCGTTCGACATATTTCCTCCATGAAAAGCCAAATCGGGATGGTGAATTAATATCACACATCATATTTATATAGTTATATGATTACCTATTTTTCAACACCATCCTCCTCACTTAATCAGTTATTTTCACACACCAACCCTGTATGCCAGGATC